GACTGAGGCGGCATCTGGAGGTGTCCTGACCTTAATAACGTAGTTCAGGTTTCTCTGAACTTAGTCTGCGTTGAGTGTACTATTTAAAATAGTGTCTTTCGACTGGTATTACTCAACACCCAAATCATCTGGAATGTTCCAATTCTCATCATCTACGTTATAAGGTTTTGGTCGTTTGAAATCCATCTTGATACCGTCTTTCATATTCCAAGAAACCCAAGCATCGTAAAACTTGTTCTTCTTCTCAGAATACATTCCTTTAATGTACACTTGTTCACCATCTATTAACATTTTCTTCTCTGCTGGAGTTAATTTATGTTTATGGATTTCGTTACCTAAAGAAATGCCTAATGTCTTAAATCCGTAGAATAAGAAACCTTGATATTCTTGTTTCTGTAGATTACCCATAAATGTCTTTTCTTCACCATTTGAAGTAACCATATCAAATTGGATTTCTTTTCCTGCTAATAGTTCTTCACACTCCTCATCGGAGAAACGATATGAACCAAATACTCTACTAAATTTGATGTTCTTACCATTAAACTTACCTTCATATTGTTCCTTTTCATCCCCCAACTTAGGAAGTTTTAACCACTCTGAGATTACTTTTTCTAAGACCTCCCTATAGTTACTATAGTCATCTTCAAAAGCAAGTGGAACTCTAAAACAAGAGCAACGAGTAGTTAATACTTGAATTGTATTTCCACCACACTTTTCATCATATCCAAAATAGATGTCTTGAACTCTTTCATCTGGTACTACTTCTTTGGATAGTGCGATATACATTTCATTGAACATATCTCTATGTTTCTTGTATTCTTCTCTGTCTACTAAAAAACTTCCATCTCCATACTCAATTCTAACGATTGACATATTCTTTAACCACCCTTCTAAATATTCTCAATATGTACTCCTTATCATAACTACCAACTGCAATCACCTTAGTTGTTTCTGTATGCCCTAAACAAATTAGTGATGGTTCAATAATATCTAACTCAACACTAACTGCGTTTTTTATCTTCGCACCATCAGAAACATTCAACTCACCAACATCAGTTACGATAGTATTATTATCAATCTTCACCATAAAACACTCCTACAAGTGATTTCTACCCTGTTTCTCATTCTCGTCTGCCTTACAGAGAACAGTGTAAGGTACTGGTATACACAACTCTTGATAGTATCTGACAATCTGACCTACTCTTCCGAACAGGACAGTGATTAACTTCTTTGTTCGATAGTTAAATATCTTGATTGTTCCATCATCATAGATTGCATGTATCTCTAATCCATTCTCATGGTGTTTATCAACGATGAAAGCATTTACTAACTTAATGTTATAGTTCATGTGTTTAACTCGTTCATTTCTGTTGATATAGTGTTCTGTTACGTATTTAACATCATCTAAACCCTCGATAGGGTAAGTATCAAGAACCTTAAAATATTTCTCCATTTGACACCTCACAAATACAGTTTAACATAAGAAAAAGGGAAAGTCAAACATTATTCTTTGCTTTCCCAATTACGAACTTCCTTACTAGCAATAAATCCCTTATTAGTCATAATATCATCAATAATAGAGTTAATATTGTCTCCATTCTTTAAACCGTTTAAGATTGTTCTCTTAATCGTTGGAGAGAAATATAGATATTCTACATCAACTAAATATCTATCTGCCTGTGGTATTAAATGCTGAGATACAATGCATCTCATATTGGCAATTAAGTCATAGGTTAGGTCAGAAGAATTATCCAAATGATAAAGCAATCTTCGTAAAGTACCTGCTACATCATCTGCGTGAAAAGTGGTCATTGTTAAGTGACCTGTTCTACTTGCTTCTATTGCTGATGAAATAGAATACTTGTCACGGATTTCCCCTACTAAAATACAGTTAGGATGTTCACGTAATGCAACTTTAATACCATCTGCAAATTCTCTAAAATCCTCTCCCATTTCCTTTTGAGTAATCTTAAAGGAATCAGTTGACTCAAACCTATATTCAATAGGGTCCTCTAATGTAGACCAGACCGTGTTATCTAATACATCACCCTTTTGAGAGAAGGTATTGATACACGCTGCCATTGTACTGGAATTATGGGTAACAATGTATTGGTTACTCACTTGATACAAATGTTCTGTATCATCAACACAAATACATGTCATATCTTCCTGTTTATCCAATTTCTCAATGGATTGAATCCCAATAAAATCATAAGTACGAACTTTTTTGTCAGTATTCTTGTGGTACTCTTCGTAATCAATAATCCTATTTAATTTTCTTGGTAAGGTAAATAATTTTTTCTTGATTTGAAAACTTGTTCTAACATAAAGGGTATAACTAATATGTTTATGGTGTCCACTTAATCTATTATCAATCTCCACAGTAGAAGAAATCCCTAAAGACCATAAAACCTCTTGAATATCATCCACTAAATGTTTGCTTGTTGTAGAGAATGATACCCTTGCTCTATGTTTATCGACCGTGCCATCTGTATCAAATAGTCCTTGTAACAATTTGTATCTCTGTTCTATAGAACCGTATTTATATATATCAGGAATGAATTTTTCATAAGAGTGCATGTTATCTAACTCAGGAATTTCACTCAGCACATCGACTGTAGAAACTAACTTATTCCTTTTTTCATACATTCTATCTGAAATTACAAAATACCAACTATAAGTATGTATAGAGCTTCTTTTTACAATATTTTCAACATTGAGTAAGGAACTTACTTTCTCTACAATAAATGAATCATTACTTGAAATAGTAAGTTGTCGCTCTGTTAAACACCCATCACCAATTAACACACCTAAAACATAAGGGTTTAGGTAATAATCTTGTTCTTCTCTTTCTATTGGTTGATTATTTGGAATCCAATATTTTAGACTCAATCTATTACCACAAATATTACCAATACCCCTGTTTAGTAGTTCCTCGACCGTTGAAACGTTAAATTTAGGTGGAGTGTTATACTTATCGTGTGCATACTTTGTTTTTTGGTCTTGAGTATAATAGCTAAACAAATGGTCTTTGCAACAATCTAAATATCTACCATCAGTGAAATTTACTCTATATACATCTTTCTTTCCTTGTGGGTAAACACCTATGACATTGACTGGGCTACCTAATCTGTTATACACTAAATCTCCAACTTTTATGTCCTTGATTTGTACATAATGTCTATCATCTGCAACTGGAATTAATGTAGTATCAAGTACAGCTTTTCCTGAACCTGTAGGAGCAGAGAAGATAATGATTCCATCTTTATTTTTAAGAGCTTTATGTAGCATATCTTTACAATCTGCTGGATACGTAATGTTATCAAAGGTAATCTTTTTAGGTTTAATCATTCTGAATGTTGCTACATTCTTTTCTTCTGAAAAACCTAATGCACAACGATAGCGATACTTGGAATTATAATCTTTGTCTAGCTTATCTTCAGGTACATATACTTCCACAGATAAGTCCAATTGCTTATTATGAACATATCCATCATTTCTTTCATTAGAAACATATAGGTCAGCAAAAGTACTCCACACATCCTTAGAAGTAGGTGTGCATGGCACTCTATAAATATTACCATATCTTGATAGGTACGGATATTCAGTAACCTTTATATATAGGTCAGAACAATCGTGCTGAGTAGCGAAGATTAATAACTCTTCAATAGATACTGTTCTCTTATTAAATTCTTTCTTTAACTCTTCCTCAAAGGAAAGTGCTATCTTAAAAGCCATACTTCACCTCTTTAAAAATATTGATTTAACTCTCTTAGGATTGCTTGTAATACTGGAACAACAATACTATTACCTGCTTGTCTGTATAGAATACCACACATACATTCTTTTCCACCTATATATCTTTGTGGATATAAAGCCTGTGCCTTTTCAAAGTCAGATTCATCAAATCCCATTAACAACCAAGATTCTTTTTCTGTTATATGTCTATACTTATCTCCAATTGCCAAAATGTTTGAAGTTGGTACTTTTGCATAGTTTGACACGATTGTTCTAGCATAATCGCCGACAATCATATTTCTACCATTAAAAGGATTGTTAGGTAATTTACCAAACTGAATTGCCATTGTTCTATCTGCAACTCTATATTTATCTGAATAGAAGTTCCTATCTATAAACTTGTCTATATCTTCCATAGGTGTAGTTTGTAAATTATCAAAGTTAAACTTACTACCGTTAAGAATACTAATCGTAAATACTCGATTTCTAGTTTGTGGGATACCAAAATCCAAAGAGTTTAATACTTTATAAGAACTAACATACCCAAGTTCATTCAATGCACCAATATACTGATGGTACTCTGGATAGTTCATAGTGTTCTCAACATTTTCCCAAATAACAATCTTTGGTTTATGTTTTGCTTCTCTAATAATTCTAACTGTTTCCCACATCAAACTACTTTCAGTTCCAGAACCCTCTACACCACCCGTTCTTAGACCGGCTGTACTGAATTGAGTGCATGGGGAGCCATGTACTAACAGGCCAATTTGCTCTTCTGGTAAGTGATAATCACATACACTCATAGGTGAATAGTTTTCATTATATAAAGCGTTATAAGACTTACAAGCGTTTTTATCTATCTCTACATAACCTACAGATTCAAACTCAATATTTTCTCTCTCTAGTGCTTTTCTAACTGCCCCTATTCCACCAAATAATTCTACTAATTTAATCACAAAAAATCATTCCTTTCTATATACCTCACACTTTAATAACCTGTACAATCTTTAATTAGTTGTTTGAACGCCGTTTCAGAATTAAGGAAAATGTACAAATCAAAATAATTCATCCAAACTAACTTAGTACCTGCATACCAACTACAATAATCGTTACCATAACTATATAAAGAAATCTCATGCTCAAACCATTCTAAATCAAAGTCAAAATCATTATGCATAGCATAAACGGAAAACTCACTTAAGAAAGCAAACCTAATTTTTGACATAAGAGCTTCAATAATTTTAGATGTGTCCGTTACCTCGATGTTTGACAACGTTGGATAAGTAACTCCTAAACTCTCTAACTTACCTAACATCATATTAATATACTGTTCCTCTGTTGTGGTAAGATTAAACAACAAACCTAATCTACTCATATCTTTCTCCTAATACAAATAAAAATTCCCTAATATATGGCAATGATGTTGCCCAACTAATGAAATTCTCTAATTCATCATCGTCTTTACCTGACCACTCATTCAACTTATGATTCTTTCTTTGATGAACCATATTTAAGATGTTCTCGTAGTTCATCGTTACTGTTCTAGTTTGGCAATGTCCTGATGGTAACCATCTAATGAGTTCTTTCCAATATCTCTTGTCTTTTGTTTCTAAATACTTTTGTCTTAGTTGTTCTAAGTAGGAAATAATTGTACTTACTTCTCCACCTTCAAATTCAATATCTTCAAAGTCATCTAACTCAAAATCTTCTAGTTCGATTGGCTTGCTAGTTAATTTATGCATTGTAGAAGTTGAGTTAGCAGTTGTACCAACCTTATAAGTATCGAACTCCTTCCACCAATAGAGTGGAGCAGTTATATCAACTGAAACGAATATCTGTCGTAAGAACTTTCTGTGTTCTGAACCACCTCTAATTAAAGCAAGGCATAACTTTAAATCATTTTCTCCTAACTTAACTTCTGGTTCAAAGGTGGAGTCTATTCTTTCCCAACTATTCTTCGGATTTCGCATACCTCTAATAGCATGTCTAAATCCCCAGACTTCTGTGTTAATAAATTTCATCTATTTCCCTGCACTTTTCTAATAATTCAGCAAATACAGTATCTCTATCTCCTGAAATATACTCGCTAATGAATGGGGCATTAATTGAAGTTTCTCTATATCTCAACTCAATCCAACAATCTCCCTCAATCCTAACTACATCAACCACAAAATCGTATATAGATACAGTTCCACCAATATCTTCGACATACTGTTCAAAATCAGACTGAAAGGCTCTTGCTATCTTACACACTAGCCACTGAATGATATCTAGCCCAGTTAGTGTTCCTAAGTCCAAAGTTATATCTTTTAGCGAGTATTTAATTTTTAGTGTATCTAATTCATTCAATAATTCATCAATGCGTTTATCAGCAGATTTACTTATTCCCAACAATCGCCTAACTCCACTCATATTTTATCCCTTTCATCTAATGTATTCCTAGAATATCCTCAATTCTTCGCAAATTTCTTCCATCACTTTATCAATGGAAGTTTCTCCACTTACCCACTCGTTGATGATACCACCACTCATTTCATTGCCATCATATCGGATAATGAAGTCAACATCGTCAAACATAACTCTTTCTTCGATTTCTAATTCGTCAATATCAAAATCTTCTGGTTCTGTTTCATCGTACCACTGATTTACAGCCTTTAAGAACTCCTCTTTGATAATTCTTAGCATTGGTGTACAAATCTCTGAGAAAGTACTATCTAAACCTGTGATTTCAATTTCTGGATACCCTTTTTCTAGTTTATCTAAATCATTCATTAATGATTTTACAATTTGTTCTTCTTTCTCTGAAAGTCCAAACAACATACTTAATCTACTCGTCATCTTTTACCTCAATTCCAAATTCCTTTAACAACTCCTTGAAAGCCTTTTCAGAATCACCTGAGATATAAGTATCAATACATCCATCTGATGCATATTCATCATTATAACTAATCTCATAATCACTTGCTAGACAATTTGCACGAATATCAATTTGAAAATTATCTAAATCAAAATCAATATCGTTACTAATAATGTATTCTGAGAAATCACGTTCAAAAGCATTTCTGATTTCATACATTATTGAATAAATAATCTCATTCGTGTCCAAAAATTCAACACCTGACATATCAGGATAGTTAATACCTAATGTATCTAAATCATCAAGTAACCCCTCAATAAAACGTTCATCATCACTACCAATGCCCAATAGTTTTCCTAACTTGCTCATTTATTTTACCTCTCTAAATAGATGTTTATAATCCAAGTCAGCACCAATTGCTAACCATTCACTGTACGCATAGAACAGTACTCTACACTTACTCAATATTTTCTCACGAACTTCTTCAGAAGTATAAGAAAAAGCTTTGTGAGATATTCTTACATAATCATCGTCAATATTATATTCACTATGACAAGTGTCACGAACTGCACTAAAAGGATAATCATAAAACTTATTGAAGTAATCAAAACCATTTTCGTGGAATACTACATCTTCTAAATCAGGTTCAAATCCCACAACTTCGTACACCATTTTGACTAAATCTTCTGTTGGAATATCTTTTAATTCCACATTTAATTCATATTTCTTCTTCATTACTCCACAAACCTATCCATCTCTTTTGAAAGTTTCTTACATTTGTTGTAAAGTGTTTCATGCAACTTAGCAATTTCTGAAAAGTTTTCAACACGTTTAACAAACTCACGTACCGGAAAACGAGTATTAGTGTATAACTCAATCTTAACCAGATATTTATCCTTAGTTAATTCACTAATTTTAAATATATAATTAAAATCTTCCTCATACCCTCCAACAAAGATATATCCATCCTCGCACTCACCGTCAAACGACATATCTTCCAATGCTTTAACTAGTTTTTTATAATTTATCATAGGCTAACTCCTATTGATGGGCTAAATATCTCATTAGAAGTATCTCCTACATTAGCACCACTATTCATTTGTGTACTAAGTACCATTCTAACACTTGCGAAATGTGTATAGTTCAATGGTCTACACTTAACATAACTCTCCCAATAATCAGTCGCTTGATTAAGAGATTTCACAGTGATAATATCCCTATCATTTAACTTATGTATAATTTTACTTACATTCATTTTAAGTTCTTCCAAACTAATGCCAGTTACGAGAATAGTTACTTCAAACTCTCCCATTACTTCCCCATTCTTAATCTCTCTAAGACCTCTTGTAGTTAATTCTACAGAAGAGAAACTATCTTCATTTGCTTCTATATCTGAACCACTTGTGGTAGAATCCTCAGCCTCATACTTAGCAAAAGAACGTTCTCTCTTCAATTTAACTGCTGCCTTTTCCTTTTGTAAAGTCTTACATGTAATTACACAGTTTTGGAAATTCATAGGGAAATTACTATTTTCAATTACAGTAGGGAACTCTTTAATGGTTAAAATCGTTGCATAAGTATCTTGTACAGGTAATCCAAATACATCTACTCCATTATTATGTAAGATAAAATACCCAAATCTATCCTCATAAACATTTGTTAAACTACCTAAGATTGACTCAAAGGAATCTTCATTAAAGATAGATAGTTTATCATAAGAAAGTTCATAGTTTGGATAAATCTTACTTGCCAAAGTATAAAATACCAACTCTTTAGTAGCACGTAAACACTTATGTCTAATAATGTTATAGATATTCTTCTCAATCTCTAACACTTTCTCAGTATCTAAGGAGATATTACCTACATTAGCAATCTTATCTATTAACTGAGACCAAACTTCTTTAATAGCTTCACCTAAGGAATAGGCTTCAATATCAGTAAACTCATTTTGTTGAATATCAACACTTAAAAGACAATAGTTCTGTACATCTTCTTTTACAATCGTTGTAAACTCAGGTGGCATTTCTGTATCTGGTAAATACATTCTGATTGTCTCTAAAAGATTAGTTCTAACATCCTTAGCCTTAATGACCTTATCAATTCTCTCAATAGTAAAGGTAATACCATTTCTTTGATTAGATAAAGAAGATAATAGAGTAGTTAATTCTTCAATATTACTCTCTATAACACCTTTACTAGCAACAGAATAATTTACTACTGGTAATAGATAATAGGCAGATATAATACCATTGTTATATAATACATTATCTCCTACTATCTTAATTTTATTCTCTGACCTACTTACAATACCACTCATACTTCACTCCTTACTATCGTATCTACAGAAATTCTACTTCTCTTAAAGAAATGCTTTTTAATATTAGGTTCTGTAGTTATACTCTTCTTCTTACTGAGATAAGCCCTTAAGTATTCGCCAAGACTATAATGTTGGACTTTAATATAAGTAAGAGAACAACCTAATATAAGACCTATTGATAGCCAGAACACAGTATAATAGAAACTTAGGTTATCTAATAGATTTAACATGTTAATCTTAAATGGTCTACTGATGATAAATCCAATCAATAGAGATGCTATTGGATATAAGAGTATTACTAACTGACTAACAGTAAAACCATTAGGTACTGCTATACCAGCAATAGAGTATAACTTATGTTCTCGCTTGATACACTTTGTATAATTAATTAACCTCACGATTACTTCCTTTCTTTTTTAAAACACTAATTAGTTATAGACATCTGATGGGAAAATATCATTCGAGAGTAAAAGCGTTCTCTCATGAATTTTACCCATCACAATCTTGCTAACGCAATCTTGTAGTTGGGTTTCTATAATAAATTGGTTGTTGAATTAGATACCTAGAGTTGCTACGAATATATAGTCTATAAACTATAAAACTACTCCTCTCTTCAATATATAAATAGTATAACTCAGTTACCATCTAACACTATAACTCTAACTTATAACTTAATAGTAAAATCATCAATTCACTTATTCTTATATAGACCATTCGAGGTCACATGTTAGATATACACTTAGTTTTCAAGTTCTAACATCCCAAAAAATATTACTTTTAGTACACCCTAAATCTTAAATGTTTATTACTAAAAACACCGATTAGATATTTCTTATATGTACCATTCGTGGTCACATGTTTGGTGTATGTTGTTTTTATCAACAGTTTCATTAATGTTTCTGAAAATTGTTTCACTAATTGTGTTCATAAGTTAAAATAAATCCTTTACACATTTTGCTCTTGATTTTCTTCTTTTTACATACACGTAACCTTTTTTGTACATGTTATTCTCTTCTAAGTATATTTGCTCTGCGAAATAGAATGGCTGATTATACTCTTCCATAATTTTTTCAATTTCTTTTTTAATCTTTTCTTGTTTTGCAAGCATTTTATCACATTTTGCCTTAACCTTTTCTGGGGAGTAATCTCTTTGTTGGAGATAGGCAATCCACTCATGATACTTCTTCTTCGTCTTTTCGGCACATCTTAACCAGATTTCATCATACTTCTCTCTTCCAATATCCCCAACGATTAACTCTTCATCATAGATATTATACACTTTGTATCCCATATTTGTTAGTTCCTCAATCATATAAATATGATGAGCACTTTCCCAAACAAATATTTCATTTCTAAATAAATTGCTGTGACAGTAATTAATTAAAGTCTGTCTATACGTTTTATAAAAAGATAAGTAATCCTCGTAATTTGGATTACAGTTTCCCGTTAAATCATAAATAAGTCCGGAGATTACTTTATGGCATCCTAAGTATGACGATTTAAACTTGATTCCGTATACAACGTTCATATAGTTATCTAAATGAACATATTCTTTCTGAATTTCTGGGCTAGTGTTAAACTCTTGAATAGCACAACAGGTTCTAGCCATGTAGTCAATACCGTAGTCTCTCATAAAAACTGGCAATACAGTTGTTTTAAATCTCTTTCTGAAGGTGTTATCTGTTGTTAATACCTCAGCAAAATATGGATTACTATTGTACTTTTCTGCAACTTTCTCAATTAACAATTTATATATATCCATGTGAAGTGGTGCCGGTCTATCATTAACCAAGAAATGCGCTGTTCTAATGATGCTGGCATTACTATCAAAGGTTTGAACCCCCATTAGATTTGATTTTGTCATATTTTCTATTTCCTTTATTCTTTCCTCAAAGTCACTAGACGTATTACATACCTTATTAGATAAACGCATTCTACCCTCTTTTATCCAACCATTACATTCGAGTTCTGGATTGTTTTTGGAGTACTTCTCTGCTTTATTAATAAGGTCATTAAATACCCCACTATCCGTCATCTCTTTGCATGTTTTAGCATTAGATTTTTCTAAATTTCTAGGTGCATGTAGCCTTAACAATAAGTTTGCCCTCATGCAAATTTCTTTTCCGAAATTTACATAACTCACTGCAGGTTGTTTTCCACTCTTGACCAATTCGCCCTTGTTATACAAATCAATAACCTCATGGTTATATTTTTCAATTTCACTTTCAGGTGCTATTCTTTCATAGATATTGTAGAAGTGAATACTTCTATTACTCTTAACCTGTTCTTTAAGGCGAATAAGCCCTCTATTAATAAAATTCTTTATCTCTCTTAATACATTTGTCTTACTTTTCGCACCACACGTCTTAGCAATATCATGTACTGGCAGCACAATATCTGCTTTATTTGAACAGAAGATTCTACACACAATAAGTGTGTTAATGTCCATTCTTCTAGCACCATAACCAATGGATTTTCCGAAATTTAGTTGTGTATCTAAATCTTTTTTACTCATAGTTTCTATCTCCCCTTGTAGGGGAGTATATCCCCTAGTTCATTCGCTTATTAAATAAAATTCTATCTTGTACAGCCTTGACCGCTTTCTCTTCTGTTAAACCATCTTCCCTACAGTAGTTGTAAACATCTTGCACAAAACCTTTGGTAGTTCGTTTTATAACGGTTGTTCCATAAAGTTCCTCTTCTTCATCCAACGCCCATTGTGGGTATTCAAATTCATAATCTTCTTCATTCCCCATAAACATTATTGCGAGTAACGCTGTCATGTCATCAACCTTTGGTAGTTTTTGTTTCTTTTCCTTACTCATTTTCATTTTCTCCTTTATGAGATACTTTACTATCTTCTCTCATTAAATAAATAGCACAACTTTTGCAGTGTTGTATATTCAAATTGGTGGCTAGTAGAAAAAGCAGGAGTTTACTCCCACTAATTCTAACCATCTTTGTGTTTATTATATCATTAAAATATTGAAAGTCAATATATTACTGTCCGATGACTACATAGTAATCTGGCATCCAGTTACTAATACTCTGAGTTGTTACCCCAACACTCTCATTCATAGCTTGAACTGTACCACCATTACCTGTGGCAATAGACACATGTGAATCATTATTATAGAAATACAATGCTCCAGCAGGTGCGTTCCATACATCATAACGATGTGTTCCTAGATTTCTTTGGTCATAGGTTGTTCTAGCACCAATGCCATAGCAGTATTGAACTAATCCAGAACAGTCAAATCCACCATTTGCAGGATTATTACTTCCCCAAATATAGGAATATCCTATATAAGCCATTGCTCTATCTACTGCCTCATTTCCTGTAGCAGCATAACTAACATTTTGAACTGGTACAGAATATAGACTTCTTTGTAATAAAGATTGTTGTCTTTCTTGTTCTAATCTTTCTTGTTCTTGTCTTTCTTGTTCTGCAATACGTTCTTGTTCTTGCTTTTCTAATACTTCTTGATGTGTCTTAACTGTTACGTTTAAGGTTCTCTCAGTTACTTGACCCTTTAAGTCCGTTACCTTATAGTTTACTGTGTATTCTCCATCCACAGAAGTATCTACATTAGATTTAATCTCTAAGGCAGGTAAGATATTTGAATCAGTGTTAATATATGAGATATAACTGTTAGGGTTAAATGGGTCACCATTATTTACCACAACACTATCTTTTCTTAGTTTAATAACCGGTGCATCGTCTACAAACCTAACCATGACTTTCTTTGTCATTGTTGGTACTAAATTCTTCTCCTCTGTACCACCTTTATAGATTTCAACAAGCATTTCCTCTTGTAATTCACTTTCGGAAGTTATAGTGTACTTAACCGTCACATTTTTCTTTTCCTCCTCAGTCATGTCTTTAGTAAAATACTTCTTTAACTGTTCTGAAATATCTTCTTGTCTGTTTAGCCTAACTGTTTCTTCTACCTCTGTTACTGTATTCGGTTGTTTAACTTCTTCCTCTGCTAAAACATGTGTAGTTGCTAAACCACTCATAATCAGTACTGATAGACTAATATTTCGTATAAACCTCAATAATCTCTCCTCACAATTCTATAGTTAGTTTTAAGACTTACTCACGGTCTGAACGATTAAAAGGGGAAGTAGTTTCTTCCCCAATACTACATCTTGTCATATTTACCAAGAGCTATCTTGGATTTCATGGAAGTTGTTTCAAATTCATCTGCATCTAACAGATTTTCCAATGTATTCTTGTTTGGTCGATAAATCCATACCCCAAATAGGTCAGAGTAATCTGTCATAGATGTTTCTAGCGGTCTAAAATACCACTTTCTTGGAGATTGTCTTAATCTCGATAGTAGGATAATCTCATAATGTCTACTTTCAATCTCTTCATCCCAACCAATTTCATCAATAACCTTATTGATTTGAGAAATAACATCCTCATAAGTAGAACATTTTGGTAACTTCTTCTCTAAAATCAGGTTAAATGGGGCTTTTGCACCTTTATTCATACTATCCAATGATGCCTGTGTAGCCTTTTCGCATACCATTAAGCAAGAAAATAGTCCAATATTCTTTGGTACAAAAGACGTGTCATGACTTCTTCTATATAGACCTGCACATTTCTTGCAGAAGTGTTGATGATTTTCTGTATCTTCTATACATGTTAAGTATGTTCTAACATGGATAATAGACATATTCACTGTTTTGTCTAAGAAATCCTTGTAATCTTCTATATATTCATCCAATTCTGGAATAAAGTGGTTTCTAACCTTATATAAAAATGTAATCTCGTCAATAGGTAGTACATATTCAACACCTACCGAACCACAATCCTCTGTGTCAGTAATTGTCATACTATCTGTTGAACTGGTAGCCTTCTTATATAAATAACCACTATCTTTAATAGAAGTGATATTAGCAGAAATAACATCATTCATAAACTTTCTACTTTCTTCCTCAGTATAAAGGTCATCTTTTCTAGTAAGAGATTTATCAATATCATCTTGCTTACCAGTAAAGTTAGTTACCTGCTTAATTCTATTCATAGCTTCATCTGATTTATCGTTATGTTCTCCATAAGCATTAGCAAAATCTGCTACATTAGGGATATAGCAGTTAGAGAACATTTTAGAGCCTAGGAACTTATACACTTCAAAGTACTTATCCCTAGGCAATTTTTCTAATTTTTCGCAAATCTCATCGTAGTTCATCAAAGCACCTCGTTAATAGAAGAAACACACCAATCCTAATAGAATAAGCCCACTTACACAGATTGTAGCAACAATAGCAGGAATGAATACAATACCATAACTTACTACAAACAACATGATAACATATAGGAATAGTCCTGTTAGAGATAATCTAGTGCCACGTGGCAAATCTTCTAAATCCTCAAACAAGAAGTTCATCAACTTACCTGACTTACCAACTAATACAGCAGACACCAGAGTTATGATAGCAAGAATAGCAAATACAGATGTTACTTCTGGAAATGTTCTAACTGTCTTATAGGATAAGATAGTCATTACTACAAAACTTAATACAGATAAAATTTTCTTTACCATAGTATTCACCTTAGAATTTGACCTTTCCACGACACTGATTCTTACTTGACCACTTTTTCTTATCTTTTACAACCTTATGACCGCAAGCACGTAGTTGTTGATTTAATTCAAAGTTTCTCATTTTTGGCATCTTGATGTTCATAGTTCTCTTACCTCGTTTCATGACTATATCTTATCACAAAGTACGGTAATTGTCAATACCTTAAAATAAAAACAACCATAGATGTATTAGACCTATAGTTGTTTAAAACGCTGTGTGACTTAGTTTAATGCACCATACAGACACGAGTATATTCTAATATATAATTTAACTATATGTGAATTAAAGACTCTATTCCTGCACACTATCCGTGTTACGTAATGCATTATCCATTACAATATCAGAAATCTTATACATCTTATATGCAGTTAATTGGTCTTTAAAGTAGTCATATTCATTGTCAAGGGCATTCTGTACATATCCAAAATAACCTTTTTCGGAGTGACCTTTTTCCATATAACCAGTTTCTGAGTAATAGTAGAGATGATGATTTCCAAAGCCTACTGATAGATATACAAATCCTTTATCAAGTCTGTCTAAAAGTTCTTTCTTAACTTCGATAGGACAATCAATAATATCACTATCAAGTGTATAGTCGGTTGATAATGTCTTTTCTTTTAACTTGCTGTATCGGTTATTCTGTACTTCTTTTTCATCTTCATCAGCAAACGAAAATAACGCTACAAATATAAAGGCTAAACTTACAATAGAAAGGAAGATGGCAATAAGTTTGATAATAACATTCTCAAAGACCATAAAAGATGCAAAGGCAACTGACATCAATATAGCAAGTGCTAGAAGTACCCCCACCTTATTCTTAATAGGGATACACAATCCAAGCCACAAATCCACTTCTGTCTGTGACTCTTCCTGTGTTGTGACAATATCCTTTATTCTTTCTTTAAAGTGGTCAAGTTCTTTTTGCTTTTTTAGTTCTTTCTTCTTTTCTTCTACAACACTGTCAAGTTCTGCGATTTCTTCTAATGCTTTTTGTTGTCTACTATATGAAATAAACTGTCCTACCATGAACTACCTCCTATCTAAAGTTATTAATATCCAAATTCTTGCTGAGTTCAGGAATATCTTTCTTTAATCTAATCTCTAATTCTTTAATATCAGAGTTGATACTATCTAACTGTTCGGATACTTTCTTTTCGTTTTCTTCTCTTAGTTGAAGTTGTTTTGCATATTCCCTAACATCCACCAATTTATTATATAAATCATTTATATATGTTAAAGACTTTTCTTGAATATCTTTTGTTTCTTCTATTACTTTACGTATTTCTCTAATCTCCAACATCTTTTCGGTTGCAAGTTTGTAATCTTCTGAAATCATCAAAGACTCAACATCGTTCTTTCTAATGGTAAGGACACATTCTGTTTTTGTGCATGTCGTAATATCTAAGTGAAATCCCTGATATGCTTCCTCGAACATATTTTGTACTTTAGAAATAGAGAACACATGTAAAACTGTATCTCCACACAGTAGAATTGTAGAGTTACAGTGAAAATTAACAACTTTATTTTCTTCACTACTTAAAAACCATTCATTTTTATTAGTAGATGAGTTATATTCAGTATTATTAACTATCACACTTGGTACTTTACCTTGTTTTGCTAAATCTTTTAATATATCAACTGTTAGGTGTTTCATTTTATTATTTCCTCACTTTAATTATCTATCTTACTTATCAGAACTTCCACTAAAAAGACTGATAATTAATAAGACAACAAATAAAGTTTGAAATAATGGGAATCCTAAGAACGTAGAAATTCCAAACAACCCTAAAACCCATACTAACACATAAGTAATCGCCAATACAAGTAATACTTTTAATGTAAGTACCAATACAATGGCACAAATAGCAGATAGTACAATTAATAGGTTTTTCATATTTCTTGTTCTCCTTAACTTTACTATCTCATGATACCACAATTTATAAATTTTGTCAAGAAAAAAGAGTTGTTTTCTTTCAACAACTCAATTCTCCTGACTATAAAAGGAATTATTCCTTAGTCAGTTGTAGCGTAGAAATAAGATAGCTCTTCACCCTTTAGGTTTTCACAGGCATAAGCATCTGCCTTTTCCCATAAACTGTTATACAACGTTGCTAATTCATCATTCTTTTCGTAGAACTGCCATATCTTCCAATTTAAAATCATAACGAGTTCAGTTAGATACTTGTAATTATTTTTCCACTCTTTAAATGCCCTGTTGTACGTGTCTTTAACAGCATCTGTTCCAAATTTCTCTGCAATCGTAAAATCTTCGAAGAATGTTGTGAAACATTCATATCCTGTTTGGTTAAACATAAGTTCTTTAAATGTCATATATAGCATCTCCTTTTTGTATATTTTATCACAAATGTTTCCTTACTGTCAACACAAAGAAAAAGAGAGGTTTTTATTCCTCTCTCTTCTTTTTAATATTCGTTAGTGCAAGTCCAATAGAACTAATTAGAACCATAAACATACTAATTAAGCTATTCGTATGGACACCTGTAGGAATATCGTCTTTCTTTTGTTCAACCTTCTTATAGATATGCACAATGTCTCCATTATCCTTTATCTCAGTTCTCACAAAAGTATAAGACTTGATTTCTCCATGTTCCTTTACAAGTTTATTATCTTTCTTTAGTTCTTTGTTTGTACCTTCTTCTATCCAAGTTGTTTCATAAGGTCTGTAGATATGTGTTCTTGTATTACCTACTTCTCTTGTTTCAACAAATTGGTAGTTTTCAAATGTCTTACTATCCTTAAATTCATCAGTCTTTACAGGTTTATCTAAGTCCTCTAAACTTGTAGTTACCTATATAACCATTTGTATTGTCAATTAAAGAACTTGAAGCATTAACAACTTCTACAGTAGAGTTTGGTGACATCTTAATAGATTTGCTTGTTGTTTCATACCCACCAGTTTCTAATACTTCTTTGCTTGCATCAATCGCAATATTGTCGAAGTAGTTAATAGAGTTCTTCTTTGATTCATCATAGTTACCACGTAACTTAATTCCATTATCTAATTGTGTGATAATAGGATTAGCAAGTTTCCACTGTTCTACTTCTGCTTTCTTAGCATTATAGGTAGATAGTTTAGCTTGATACTCTTGTTCTTTTTGAGTGTTCTCTTGTGTGATTTGTTCATTCTGTTGTTTCACACTTTGTTTCTCTTGTTCATATCTTGTATTTCGTTCTTCTACTGCTTGCTTATAATTACTAATTGCTGTATTAATTGCTTGTTTCTGTTCTGCAAGATTTGCTAGTGCTTGTTCTTCTGAATCAAACACCCTTGTTTCACCTTGGCTGAACTTAAAATTTGGATTTTGTTCCTTTAATTGATTAATATAGTCTAAAAACTCTTGACTTGTAACTTCCTTATTTTTCTGTTCTGCATAAACAGATACAATGCTATTTTGCATTGCTACTACTGTGCCAGCACATTGACCAAAAATCAATGTACTTAATAAAACTGATTTACTTAATTTATTTTTTCCCATATTTCTCCTTAAAATGTGGGGGGGGGAGATTATTTATCTCCTTTCCCCCTTTTAATAATATAAATTACTCCAATACCTACTAACAACAATAAACCACCTACAGGTAGAGTAATTCCAGTTGGAACATCAAATCCAAGACTATTGTTTACCTTGATTTCTTTGATTGTATCACCTGTAATATCTACTGTGATTGTCTTATTTTCAACAACATTATTATCAGATGTCATCGTAGTGATATATGCATTGTCTTTCTCAGTTAATTCTACGTTCTTAATCTTAGAACTGAAACCTGTGAACTGCATAATATCACCGTGTCGCATCTTAAATTCATATTGTCCTTCAGTATTTGGATGTAATACTTCTTTCTTTCCATACTTATCAACTATTGTAACCTCACCATTATATGCAGAATCATCTTCTGTAGTTAATTTAGCTGTGAAGTCAAATAGTTCATTCTTATTGCCTTGTGTTCCCGATACAGTCTTACTAGTTACAAATGTTTGTTCTTTTCGATTGTAGAACGTATAAGCAACATAACTATTATTTACAGTACCTGAAACGTATGGTGTAGCCATTTCCTTACCAACTGTAGTGTTTTCAGTCATAACACCATTCATATCTTGATAGTTAGACACGAAACCCTTAGTATTGGCATGTTCTATTACAGATACCTGTGCATACATAGGAATATTGAACATATCTAAACCACCACCATTAGAGATTTTTACATCAAACTCACTGTACTCTCCTTGGTATTTGACTTTTCTTTCTTCTGATTCACCATATATTTGATAGTAAACAAAATCACCTTCTTTTAATCCCTTAATAGAAACGGTAAAGTCAAATGGTTCTTCTGTCTTTTTAGTGTATGTTTTCATTATTTATTCCTCATTATTTGGCACTTGAAATATCCATGTCGTAGCCTAAATACCCCAAGAATGTACCGTCATCGTCATATTCCCCAAAAATAATAGTCAGTATGTTATCCAGAACATATATTTCTTCTACATGTTCCATTTTAATTTTATACTCGTGAGTATCATTATACAACTTTAATAATGCCTCGTTCTCTGGTGTTAAGTCTTTTCTTTCCATATACTGTACCTCTTTCTTACAAAATAATTATAATATAGTGCAAACAATTTGTAAATATACAAAATAAAAAAAGATACACCTTAATGTATCTCTTTTTTAATTTCTTCCAGTACTGCCAAACCCACTAATACCTCGTTCAGTATCTGATAATTCCTCTTCTACATATTCAGTATCTAAAATAGGCATAATGACTAACTGGACACACCTTTCTCCTGCTTTAATCGTGTGAGGTTCTTGGCTGATATTAGTAATACGAGCCATTACTTCTCCACGATAGTCACTGTCAATTACTCCAACAGAATTTGTTAGAGTGCAACCGTACTTGTAACCTAATGAACCACGAGCGAATAATAAGCCTACATATCCTTCAGGTATCTCAACATAGAAACCAGTAGATATAATTGCGTATTCACCAGGCTTAATGGTAATGTCTTTATCTGTATTGTTAAATAAGTCAATACCAGCAGAACCTACTGTTTGTTTCTTAGGAGACTGATAGTTCCATTTATATTGATATTTAATCCTCATTATATTAATCCTTCAAATGTGATAGGTTTGTATTTTGACCTGTTAAAATTAACAATATCAAGGTTGTTAAACTCTTCGTCACTCATAGTCAACAATGTCTTGTCTATAAATAATGTTTGTTGGTAAGACAAACGAATATCATACTTAGGTGTTACTGTGCAGTTAAAATAAACAAGCCCACATGTACTAATGTCAATATCATCAATAGCATCAACTTCTATAAGCGTTTTTTGTGGATTAGTTTCACAATGCTTCTTTATAATGTTATTCAACCTATCTTTCATAGCGAATTGCATGTCGCTAATCTCTTTAGACAACTCTATATATTTTTCAATATCAATCATTTTTACCACCTTGTAATTTACTTAATTTATTGTTTACCAAAATCAACTGCGTTAAAATGAATCCTAAAAAACTAAGTATTGAATCGTTTTGGTTACCTGTGATAGCACCTGTAATAGCAAAACTAAGTGAACACATTTATGACAACTACTGCTATACATTCTAAAATTTCTATAAACGTAAGTTTCTTCATTATTCCATTATTGTTTCCCTTTAATAAGTTCTTTTAGTTCATCAATATCCTGTTGCATTTTGAACTGTCTTGTTTTCATAATGCCACACTGGAGTGCTATATATGATACAACTGTCAATATTGCTACTGCTAAGAGTTCAACAGGTGATTGTGTTCTTGTCATCGCTATTGTTATAGACATTAGAACCATGCCTAAAACAATAAGAGAATGTAATACGTACTCTATTACCATGTTATTTACCAATTTCACTTTCTAATTTTTGTACTTGTGCCATCAACCGTTCGTATTCACGTTTCTTGGATGCAAGTTCTTTCTCTTTTTTAGACTCTTCTAACAATCTTAATTGCTCTTGATTGTATGCCTCTAATTCTGCCTTTAAAGTATCTTTGTTCTTTAAGATTTCCTCTTCGGGCATATCTAACAATTCTTTTTTAATGTAAAGTTTATCATTGTAGTCTATATGTCTAAAATAATCATAAGAAACTACAACAAACTCACCTTCTTTTCTGACCTCTGTTAGAATTGTGTAGTCACTATCAAACCAACTGTCATCAGTTCTATAATCCTTACCGATATTCTCATGAATAAAACGAATCTTATTACGTAGATATTCACACACATCTTCATGTGCTTTTTCGATTTCTATATATTTTTCTACTAATCCCATATCAATATCTCCAGTCCCATTTATCAAACAATTCTATTTTATCACTTAATAAGTCATCTGTAAATTCTTTGTAGCCACTATTATACTCTTTTTCAATATTTTTAAGATAAGAATGTACTCTTTCTCTACCACGAGACATTAATTCCATCTTGTTATGACAATTAGATTTATTCCACTCTCTTTCTTGAATGTTTTTATAATAGTCATAGTTCTTAACATGATATTCTTCCCAAGAACTGTTTTGAACCTTAACACTATATTTAATATGTCTATCACCATATAGAGAATATTTATATTTAGGATATTCAATATACCACTCTTTCACATACCTTAAATTGAAATATCCTTTAAAACAATCATAACAGTCTTTGTACTTATAGCGATAATTAGTGTCCATTAATAAATCTGTTTTGATACCATCTTCTAATTTCCATTTGGAGTTAGTATGATTTATCTTCCATAATCTGAAGTTCTTACGATGGCAACCTTTAATGAAATCAAGTTTCTTATCTCTCTTTCTTCTAGCATATCTGTTTAACTTTTTAGACATCTAATCACCACCACCTTAATTACAAAAATTATATCAAGTTCTATATTACAGACTACTTATCAACCTTTATATCTAACATACCACTTTCAAGCACTTCTGGTAAGAAGTGAATTTCATAGGCAGAACGTGATACATCTGCACCACCAATATCTTCTACGACATAAGTGGTATCATCGTTTAGAAAAATCATGTGCTTATGGTACGTTTCACCATCTTTGACAATAACATTTAATTCTTTTGTATCACCATCTGTTTTTAAACTCATGACACCAGTCATCTGCATCAATACCTTATCTGTACGTGTATTAAACACTGTAATTCGTCTTGTTACATTAAAACTGTCCGCTTCTTGTGTAATGTTATAACGTACTGTATCTGCTTGTGTGCAGCCTGTTATGAGTGTTGCTGATGTTAGTGCTACTAATACTAATTTTAAACTCTTCTTAGAAATCATCTTATTATACCTCTTCCTTACACCAAATAATTACTGTATGTTTATGATTCCAGTTCTTTCTCTAGTTCTTCTAACTGCTTTTTCTTTTCAGTAAGAGATTTTTCATACATTTTAATATCATTTTTTAGATTATTAATGTAATATTGTTTCTTCTCTTCCTCTACTTTAGCGAGAGTATCAGCATATAATTCTTTAGCTTCATATCCTGTCATAGATAGAAGTTCATTTGGAAAGAAATATTCTACTTGTTCATATGTATCTTCATCCATAGTTATTACTTTGATACCATCTTTTTCAGTGTAATATCTTTCAACAGTGTTTGAGTCCCCAGTTACTTCCTTTGTGAAAGATTCAATTTGTTGGTGTAAGAATTTCTTTATTGAGTCACTTCCGAGACTGTTAAGTTGTAGTAATAAGGAAATGTTTGGAATTTTAAAGTAGTTGTGTTCTTCCCCAGAAAGTAGTCTTACTACGTGATTGATAGAACTGGTGTACACTTCTTTTTCATACTCATCTCGGTTGTCATATTCAATTCCTAAATCCTCGAATTTAATGAAAAGGTCTTGCTTTTCTACATAAAAATTAAAGCAAATGCGTAACCCATATACATAACTTGTAATAGAGTATATATCTTCTAATTTAATATCTTTTTTGAGAGTGTTTTTAACATAATTAAATGCTAATTCTTTTAAAGGTGTTAATTCTTCTATTTTCATGTTATATTTCCTCACACTTTCTTACAAACAGCTTTGTTCCCAACAATCAATCTTTAACGTGTTGTCAGTGTAATACACAGAATGACAATAATATCCGTTATGGTAATTATACACCCAAGCATACACAGGTTCTTCACCTCGAATGTTAATCTTGACTGCAAATTTATCATAAAGATATTTGTTGCATACTTCTTCAGGAGCGTCTACACAAACTTCAATAGATTCTACAAACTTTTCTTCATTGAAGTTATCTCCAAGAGTACAACCAGTACCAAATTCCTCATAGCATTGTTGATAGTCATTAATACCAAGAACAAAGTTTTCAAATTTCTTATTCTTTCTTACTGGTGTAATGTTAATCGCTACTTCCATAGAATATTTACATGGGGTAGGGTTCTTTGTGTTAATCTTACATAACCTATTAATTTTGTATATTGTACTCATAGTTGTATCTCATTAATTTCTTCTATCAATTTCTCCACTTGAGAGAGTAACATACGATTTTTTAGTTCTGGAATTAAAGATTTATATGTAACACCATGTCTACAATATAAAATTGGTAACCCATAAATACCTAATCCTATCAGTTGGTATCTCCCGTTTTTATCGACTTGTTTATATAAGGCTCTTGTTCCACTATAATCTTCTCTATTTAAGATAAGGACTCTATTACCATTAACTGAAATTTCCATAGACCAATCTCTAATTTTTAAGATTTTAAGGTCAAGTTTGTTTAATAGATTTTGACGATTTTGCAATATCTTAGAATATTTTAATGCATCTTCTTTGTTTGAAAATTCTCTTCCGAAAACTTTATATGAAACAACTTCTTCTAATTCAAACATAGTGTACCTCTCTTGTTTATGGTTTTATTTTATCACAAAACAAAAGATTTGTAAATAAAAAAGTGACATTTCTGCCACTTTAATTATTACTTTTCTCTATGAACAGTGTATTCAACCGTATTACTTAGTGTGAATCCATCTTCAATGCCTATAAATGTTTCACCTACAATACGTAATTTTTCACCATCTTTTGGTGCCCATCTTAACTTCATTTTAGTTTTACCTAGAACTGCGTCTTGTTCACCTAACTCCATTTTGTGATGAAACCAATACTGTGCTTCAATAACCTCATGTCCTATTACTATATTTTCTTCGTTATATACAGTGATTTTTAAATGACCCACTGTCATATAGTCACCAACCTGTGTGAGATTGTTTTGAAATTGGTAACCTATTGTTAATTCATCAGGAAAGTTATCTGACACGTATGGCTCTGTTAGTTTGGCTACAAAAGGTGATACACTTCCTTCTTCTACCATCCACGTTGAACCATTGTTTACTCTACGTTCTTCCTTATGTGCTGAACAACCTAACAGTGTTACTAAACATGTTAATATACAAATTAATTTTCTCACATTTGTTCTCCATTCATTTAATTGTTAAATCTCTCTCTTTTTACTTAGCAATGTATTCTATCTCATCGGCGATTGTAGTATCTTTACTGTCGTCATCTACATAGTGAACGTGTACCTCACCAACAATACGAAGTTTATCTCCACGTTTAACTTCAACAATTAAAGGAATTGTTGTTCGACCAAGTATCATGTCATAGTCACCATCTTTTAGTTTGTAGTCGGTAATGTTCTTTGCAGTAATGATGTCATATCCAATCATGGTATCACCATTATATACCTCTAAATGAAGGTAATCTATCGTTGGAACATCACCTTCTTTTGATAATGTGTTTTGGAATTGGTAACTAATATCTAACTCTTTATTAAGCGATGGTAGAGTGTTAACATACGGATTACTTAATTCTGCTACATACTGTTTAGGCTTTTCTTTGTTAGTGCAACCTGCAAGTGCTACTACACATAGTAATGCACAGACTAATTTTCTTACTTTACTAAACATTATACAAACCTACTCAAATACGACCTTATTCTCTGCAACTAAATCAGAGTTTTTAATGTTTTCTGCTGTCACAGAACCTGTCTTTACATGAATTTTTAAATCAGGACTACATGACTTTGAAAGGCAGAATAAGTTAGAAAGTTTAGTAATATTTGATGGTAAGTAAATATCCTTTAAGTTTTCACCGCTGAATACCCAAGCATCAATCTTTTCAAGTGACTCTGGTAATACAACCTTTTCTAAAGATGGTAATGAAAGCATTGAATCTTCACAAAGAACAAATAAAGACTTACCAAACTCAATGTACTTTAACTTTGGATTGTTTGATAAAGCATCCTGTCTAATAGACCCTACAGTATCAGGAAGTACGATAGCCTCTACATTAGGTAGTTCAGATAAAGCATGAGGATTAATCATCTTTACAGGTCTACCATTAATTTTAGAAGGTACATGTACTACTCTTGATTTTGATGTACAACCTGTAATGTTATAACTATTACCGTACTCATCCCATTCGTAAGTAAAGTAGTTTTTACTTGTTTCTGGGAACTTTCTAAAGTTTTCTTCTGTAATTTCAACACCTGTTAAATCAGGTTCTGGCTTTTTCTCTTCTACCTCCTCTTTCGGTTCAATATAGAGTTTAGCACCAGTTTCGGTAGTTTTGTATTCACCTTCTCCATCATTTTGTATTCCATCTTTCTTGGAACTATTTTCTGTTTGTTGTGTTGTAGTACTTGATTCTGTTTGAGAATCATTCTTTTTAGATGAACACCCAATAGTGAATACCATTAAGGATGCTAATCCAATCTTAATTAATTTATTCATTTGATAAATCCTTTCTTTTAAATAGAACAAATCCTAAACCTAACATAGATAACGCAAACAGTTTCAATGTATTATTCATATTATCACCTGTTGGCGCTGTATGTTCTACAATTACATTGTTCTCTGTTGTAGTGTCATTATCTGTAGGTGTAGTTGTATTGTTGTTAGGTACTTCCTCATTGACATGTTTCTTGTAAACGTGAGTTCTAATTCCATTTTCTTCTGTAGTGTTTACATAGTCGTATTGTTCATTCTCATATACAATATTACTATCTTTCTCTACAAAACCTTCTACAATATTCTTCAATTCTACACCATTTGTATCAATGAATCTTGTTATCTTTAACTCTGGAACTTCTACAGTTGGACTGTCATTAGGAATTTCTGTTTCTACCTTAGTATATACATGTGTTCTAATATCACTTGTTTCTGTAGTTTCTTTGAACACATATCCATTAATATCTAACTTCTCTACGAAGTTCTCTTCTAACTCATGTAAATCATTGCCTTGTTCATCTACGAATCTTGTTACCTTTAATTCAGGTACTTCAACTGTAGGTGAGTCATTAGGTATTTCACTATGGAACTCTTCATACACATAAGTTCTAATACCATCTTGGTCTGGTAACTTTTCCTTAAATACATACTTGTTGCCATTGAATGTAATTTCATCTTTCTTATCTGTGAAACCATTTTCAAAGTCTGCAATCTGTTCATTATTAGTATTCACAAAAGTTGTAATCTTAAATTCAGGAATTTCAACTGTCGGTGCATCACCAGGCAATTCATGTTGTTCATTCCAAGTGTTTGTTACATTGAAACCATTATCCATATCACCTGTAATAGAAGTCATATAGAAATTCATTTCATCTTCTTTAATAGAATATTGAATTTCTTGATTTCCATTATACTTACGTAAATTGACGAAAGTATATTCCCAGTTATTTGATGTGTCTAATGTTACAGACTTTCCAGTATCTACATTATCAGCATATAAGTGCATAACTGCTTGCGTGCCTGTATTACCTACCCAAGTCTTAGATACCTTAATATATCTTGTAATAGGTTCATCTTTTACTGTAACAATATTATCCTTGCTTACAGAGGTTTGGATTGTGTACACTGTGTTATTTAACTTATAACCAAAAGGTGCTTCAATCTCTTTTACTTCATAATTTGCTTCAAATACAACGTTAGGTGTTACTGCTGTACCGTCTGCACCTGTTACTAATGTTTGGGTTGTGTTATCGTCTAAATCTTTAATCTCAAACTTTGCACCAGCAAGTCCTGCACCTGTTTCAGAGTCTTGTTTAACAATCTGTAACTTACCTTTTGTTGTTACACCTGTATCACCACCAACATCTGCGAGTTTATACTGTGCTGTAACATCCTTAGTTACTTCATCACTTGAAATAGCAATCTTATTCTTTTGAAGTGTACCACTAGTCATAGCAGTTTTCATGAACAACATGTAACCTTGTGTGCCAATATCACCTAAATCTAATGTCCATGACTTATAATCAGGTGCAAATTGAATCTTATCTGTTACATCAATAACTTCACCCCAGTTAGAAATACCTGCATTTTCAGTATAAGTAACTTTCTGTAACTTAAATCTCTCTTTTGAAATATCAACTGGATGTAAGAACCAACCATTATCTGTTACAAGACTATCAGATAAGATTACATGATGTAAGTCCATACCGCTCTTGTTTACACGAATAATCCATTTAACTGTGTTTGGTTCATCTGGTAATCCTTGACCCCACTTAGCAATTACTTCACCATCTGTACTTGGTCTAGTAATTGTGGTTTCTGCTGACATTTGATAGCCATTATAAATACCATTACCTTTGATTGTGAATGTAAATACGTTCTTCTGGTTCAGTGTGATGTGGTTCTTATTAAATGGCACCCATAAATAAACGTTGCCGCTTAAATTACTTCTATTGTTTACTTGTTCGTTAAATACAACACTAATCTTACCACCTTCAGTACCATTAGGATATAATGTTCCTTCACCAATATTATCCCCTGTAGCAGAATCAATAATAGGGAAGGTTCTATCTAACTTATCTGAACTCATATCAATAGATTCAGGTACAAGAATATCAAAGTAATCTCCTGTGTGTACTGTTTCAGTTGAGTTCCATGTTAAGTTTAAAAAGAAACTTGAACCATCATATAAATTATTCTGGTGTACTTGGTTACCACTATCTCTTAATGATACCTGTACTAATTGTACATCAAGTCTACGAGGTGATGTTTCTTCTGCGTGGGATGGTGTTGCCATACATACTGTCATGAATAGCATTGTTATAAATGTTAGTAATTTTTTCATGTTTTATTCCTCCTTTATTTTACGAGTGCGCCGTATTTTTCTTCTAATTTCTTATTTGCTTTTTCAGCACGCTCTATATCCATCTTACTTATACGAATAACAGATAGGTTTCTCTGATACTCTTCTCTAACATCTGGCAGTTTTTCAACTGCTTCACGTGCCAGAGATAGGGCACGATACATGTCCAATTCTTTATCGGTAGCATTAAAAATAATTAGTGGAATATCACACTCACAAGAAATGTCCTCATCAACTCCCCAACAACATACAGAACAATCAACTACCAAATGAACCATATCATTTTCGATAGACACACTCTTTACTCTAATGATTTGCTCTTGAATGTAGATGAGCCCTAAGTAACTCTGAATGTTCTTTAGTTTGTCAGTAACTTCTCTCATTTGTAGTTGATACTCTTGTTCTGCTTTAACTGCTTGTTCAATTAACGACATATTACTTATTCTCCTTTAATGTTCTTAATTCTTCTTCACTCATTGTTAATAGTTCTTCATCTAATGAAATAAGTGTAATTTCCAATTCTCCATTTACAAAGAATATATCAAGTATACCGTCACCAATATCTTGTACAGCGTCAATATCAACAATCGGTTTATATGTTATATCGTATTCAAAATCTTTATAGTAAAATTTAGCACCTAAAATACGTCTAATTAGTTTTAACTGTTTTACAAGTTCTAAATCTAATGGCTCTTTATCTTTATATACACTTTTAAGTTTTTCTAAGTCAACCATTACTCTATTCTCCATTTCCCAATATTTGTTCAAGCGTTCTTGGCGTATAGTTCATGTAATCCAACATACAACCAACATTGAAATATTTTGCATCTGTTTTATATCTATTCTTTGCTTGCTCTGCCACTTCTTTGCAAAACTCCCACTCATCTGAATTATGAACGTGTCCATATAAGTGAACACTATTAGGATACCTATGACTTCTAAATAAGGGCATAAAGTAGTGGCTCATATATACACGATACTCTTTACCAAATGCTATATCCTTCACTTCTTTATAATCAACCATTTGCAAGACTTTATTTTTATTTGCTTGTGTATGCAGGATTCTATCGTGATTTCCTCTTATTAAAATGATTTTGCCATTCAGTTTATTAAAAATTTCGTTTGTACGCTCTGTGTTGCCAAAGCAAAAATCTCCTAGAACATATACAATGTCATTCTTCTTAACAACACTGTTCCAATTGTTAATAAGAGCATTATTCATCTCTTCAACATCTTTAAATGGCCTATTATCAAATTTAATGACGTTTGTATGGTCAAAATGTAAATCACTAATGTAATACTTCATATTATTAATTCTACTACTCCTACTCATATATTATACTACAAACGCACCAAAAACTATACTGTATTTGATGCAATTTTCTATAGTCCACTAAATGTGTCACGATATGACTTTAACTCTTTGCGAACCTTCTTAATCCACTTCGTCAGTATTTTCTTGTTCTTTTCTAATTCTGCCTCATACTCTTCATCTGTAATAACAAAAATATCAAATGCACTCCAACTAACAAAGTTTTCACAAATACCATTTAACACTTGTTCGATAAAATCTTCTGCTGAAATGTTAAAAGTCTTGCCTTGTGCTGTATACGCATTTTCCCATACACAACAACTCTGACCTGTTACCATCACAAATTGGTCTCCAACACTTTCTCCATCAAATTCTAGTAATATATGAGTACTACCAAATGTGAGATACTTATAGAACTTCTTTAACATGTGTAAAGCGACATTCCCATCTATATAAGAGATAACCACTCTACCAGAATCCTTCTCATCTTCAAGTGATAAGAAAGACCATCCACCACAAGGTTTCTCAAGGTCTACTATTACTTTTGTCATACGAATTACCTCTTTCCTCACTTTTCTACCTTACATGGAGCATTGTATGTTAATAGGTCACTAATTGAATAAATATACCCATCAATCATTTGTTTGTCTATTTCAATAGTAATTGGAATACTATATTTCAATTTAATTATCTCACTAAGACTACCATTATTACTATAAAACAGAGTATACTCTATTGAACTATTCTTGTCCTTTTTAATACCAACCAAATCTTTTTCTTGTGCGAACCATTCGGCGATTTTTAAACGTTCCTCTAATGTAGTGTCAATGATATTAGAGTCAATTTGGTCTAGTCTAGTTAAAACTTTCTTTCTAAGTTTGAAAAATGCATCATATTGACCTTTACTGACATTATATGTATCTGACACAATTACCAATCCGAGTTTAAATATTAACCACTTCTGTTTCCATCTTGGCAATAGTGATTTATTAAATAGTCTTTCGTTGTCAATGGTCTTTTCTCCATCTCGTGTGATTTTTAACATATATTACCTCCAACCTATATTAATTACTAAAAATATTCAATACAATGTAACAGTAATTTTTCTAGTTCTTGTTCGTTTTCTACAGTACTAGAAAAACTAATGCAGTGCTTATATATTTCCCAGCGGTCAGTAATAGAATTTAACCAGTCTACATCTTTTTGATTAAATGTTGAGTAAACACCTAAGCGAATACCTACACCTACTACAGGTTTAGCACCATTATAGTCTATTGTGAATGTGTGTTTATTACAATAGAATGAGACAGAATTACCTGTATAGGTTTTAAGCACAACCTCATATCCACGGTTTTCTAAGTCCTTAATAATATCTTCAATTTGTTCTTTATTCATATTATCTTCCTTGTTTATGGGAATATCATATCACAGTTCACACAAAAAGTAAATAGAAAAAGAGAAGTTTGTTAGACTTCTCTCTTCTTAATTACATTTGTTAATGCTAACCCAATAGAACTAATTAGAATCATGAGTAGACTGATTAAACCATTGCTATGTACACCTGTTGGTATATCGTCTTTCTTCTGTTCTTTCTTCTGTTCTTTCTTTTGTTCTACCTTTTGTTCTACTTTCTTGAACACATGAACAGTATCACCATTCTCTTTAGTTTCAGTTCTTACATAAACGTAAGAGTCAATATCGCCATGTTCATGTGTACCATCTTGTTTCTTTAATTGAGTATTTGTCTTATCTTCTACCCACTCTGTAGTTAGTTTATGATAAGTATATACTCTAGTTCTACCTTCTTCTTTAGTGTCAATGAGTTTATAACCTTCAAACTGTTCCTCTTTCTTAAATTCATCCGTCTTAGTAGGTTCTGTTAAGTTTTTATTATTCTCATCAACCAATTTTCCTTGGTATTCTGCACCTGAAGCGTTAAACTTAAATTCTTCATAATTCTTTTGAGCAAAGATGTCAAATTTTGAAGTATCTTTTTCTTTTTGTTTTGGTGCTTCTGTTGTCTGTTCTGTTGTAGTCTGTTCATTTTCTTGCTTAGGTTCTTTAGGCCCACAACCCACTAACATTGATAATATAAATGCTGATAATAGTATTTTCTTAATCATTGTTCACTCTCCTATTTCTTCTTAATTGTAACCAACTCGTCTAAAACCTTTGTTGCTAACTTAACAAGTTCTTCCTTGTTTAAGTTTTTAATATTCTCTGTTTCTGGTTCATACTTTACCCATAGACAAGTATGGTCGTCTAAATACATAAACATATGAACACCGGTAGGCACTCCATCTGTGGTTTTAACCGGTACTACTTTTAACTTATATCCGTGATAGTCTAACGCCGAAACATCACTCTTCTTAGGGTCAACAAGGAAATTATTTTTAACATCTTTCTCCTCGTAATTCTCTGTTGAGTATGTTAAATGTGCCGTAAGTATATCTGCAAGATTACTGTTGCTATTTTCTGCACGCATACCTGCATAAATCTCCCAAACGTGTTCGTTATTTTCAATATCTTCTACCGTTGCTCGGTTTTTTCCTTCTGCTAGTGGGCTGTTTTCCAACACCTTATCCATCACATCATTCCAACGTACAAACTCTTTTGCATCATTCTCTCGGATAGATGTTACGTGCATATAATAGTTTGATGGGACTTTAATAGAAATATCATATTCACCTGAATCGGTACGTGCTTTTGTTGCACCATATCCTTTACCCATACCTCTAAGATGAATAGTATCATACTTATCTTGGTGGAAGATGTAATAATCCTCTGACTTATTACCATAAATTGATTTTTGTTCTGTTGTTTCTTTTGTTGTTTCAGTGGTATTTTCTTTGTTTTCAGATACTAACTTTTCTTGTTGCTTTGCACAACCCACAATTGGTAATGCTAACAATGACACCAAACCTAATTTAATTATTTTATTCATTAATTAAAATCTCCCTATCTTGATTATTAAATTTCCATCGTCATCTATTCCAGTTGATTGAAGTTTGTTAAAACATCTAAACTCATCTTCATCGTAGGCAACATAAAACTCTTCTTCTTTGCCATCATCGTGGACAAGCACAATAGATGAAATATCTCTACCATCATATAATCGTTTAAAATTTGTAGTAAATTCACCCACACCAAACTCTTGATGAGGTAAATCTGCATTTTTAGAGAGAACAAGACATATATTTTCTGCCACATTCATCTCCAATAATCCAATTCGTTTAGAATATTGATATGTTTTATTCACCTTGCACATTACAAGATTAACAACGTTCTCCCATGACACCTTAATCACATCACAATTCTCTAATACAATTTGTAGTTCTTTCATCACTTCAATCTCCTTATATACTCTATATCACGAAAAAGCCACTATTCTGTGGCTCTATTCATGGCAACCATCATTGCTCTTACTAAATCTTTATGATATGTGGTTGCAAACAAAATCTCAATGATTAACTCTGCACCTGTAGGGCAGAAAAATGTATTGTCTATACTAACTACTTCTACGCCTTTAGTGTAACGTACGTGTAGTCTATCTTTCTCATATGTCATATGAACTAAGTCATTCGTATCAATCTCATATGCGGTGAAATGATAAACACCGTCTTTAAGTGTGTATTCCTTAATACCAAGCATAGTTAGGATTTCCTCTACTGACTTATTGCTGTTTTCTTTTGCAAATTCGTGGATGTCATCACGCAACTTTTTCTCTAATGCTAATAGTTCTTCTCTCATGTTAATTACTCCGATTCTCTTTCTAATTACACATTAAACTGTTCAACACACTTCTTTAATGTCATCACTAACTCTTGTGCATTTCTCACATTAAATACAACTTTTAGATACCTCTTATATATTTCCCAATCAGTTGCAAACGAGTTTAGAAAATATGAACAACCTTGTGTGAAAGTAAATTTATAATCAAGCATTACATGCAATTCAGCATTTACCTTATCATCTGCACAACAAACATCAACCCAAAAGGAATCATAATTGAGCGTTGCATATCCACCATTGTTTTCAACATCTTCAGGAGTTAGTCCATTCTTTGTTAGATATTCAATAATACTATTAATCTCTGTTGTACTCATTTTATTTTCCCCACTGTTTCAAAGCATTACGAAAACTTGTAAGTTTATGCACTTCAAATGTTAGGTTCTTTTGTTCACAATGTTTAATTGTTACTTTCGATGCCTTATCTAAAATATCCATAGTTGTTTTCATATTTACCTTCATTACTTATCCCCACTCTTCATAAAATTTTCTGCAATACCCTTAGCACACAATAAAATTGTGAAAAATGCTACTGTTTTGTCTAGTGGGGAACTCCCCCAACTGAACAACTCCCAAACTGATAGTCCTAACACAAAAGTATAGAACATTACTGCTAATATCTTTTTACTAATCATAATACGCTCTCCTTTATTTATATAATGTTGAGGTTGCGACCAACTCAAAGGGTGTCTGCACAACCCCAACTTCACCATCTTTGGTTTCTGAAATTGCTTTGATTAAATCTTGTGAATACCGATTTTCTAATTCTTCAAACATAATTAATCTTCCCACTCCATATAAAGATTACTTAATTCTTCTGCTAATCTTTCTATCAGTTCTCTCTTTTCTTTTAAATACTTAGCACTTTTATTACCAGTGTTCAGTTCTTTAATGAATTGTTTTAAAAGTTTGTTAAGTTCTTTTGAATTTTCACAATCAAACTTACTACCCAAATTTTTCCATTGTTTAAATTTAATACCAAAACCTTTACCACTACAGCCATGAACAATACACGGATAATAATATTGGTTATAAGGTTTTTCGATATTTACAGGAATAATCGAGATGCACTCTTCTGTATACTTGGAAGAGTAGTAATGTTCATTCACTATTTCGTATTCGTACTCATTGAACACTTTGTTCCAATGTTTAAAAATTGGTAATGTTAAATCAAACTTGTCACCAACCACCTATGCTACCTCATATTACCATCTGTCAATGCTATATTCGACACTTCTTGTCATTGACAAACCATCACGAAGTTTATTAGATGAATCATAATACATTGTTACCACGGCTGTGATGCCTACATACTTCTTAGCATCTTCTTCTGTTAATTCACCTACATATACTCTACCAAAATCTTCATTAAACTCTTCGATAGATAATATTGTAGAACCGCAGTATGGGTCGCCATCATTGTATGTATAATCTTCCTCTGTTCGTTGTTCAAATGCAGGACTCTTCTGAATTAATTTTGTTTCAATCTTAACTTTATTAGTCTGAACATAAGTTACACCACCCACATTAATAGTGTCTCCCTTAGCCATGATGTATTTGAAATAAATATATCCGTCTTTGTAATAAAGTTCTCGTAAGTTTGCTTTATTGTCTGTTCCATATGTTTCTCTATTATCTGACACATTTGTATCAGACACAAACTTAACATTATACTTTTCTTGTTTATCGGTGATAATGTCGATGATAGAGTAGTATCTATCTTCTTCTAATTGACTTATAAAATATTGTGTTTCGTCATCTTTATTTTGTCCTGTAACCTGTTCTTCATTATCAAAATCCTTGTCATACAAGAATAGATTACCGTCTCTTAATGTTAAGTAGTATTTATCTTTTATCCATGAATACAATCTCTGCTTATTCTCCATAGGACAATCAATAACATTAGTTGGTATCATATATTTCTTATTTGACATTTTTACTTTGATAAGGTCAGCAATAGATGGTGATATGATGTCAATTACTTTGAGACCAAGTTCATCTGTTAAAAGAGCTAATAGTAGTAACGGAATAAAGAACAACAAACCTAAGATTTGTCCAGACATATACTCAAGCGTTAAATTCGGTCCTAACCATTTATAGATAGCAAAATGTCTTGATTTCTTACTATCTTCAATTAGTTTAGCCTTACGCGCTGTTAATTGTTGTTTTTTCTTCCTCTTGGTCGATTTTAACACACCTGTCATAAGGTAGTTGCAATTCTTTTTCGTTCATAGATTATTGTTCCTCCTCACACCATGCTTTAGATACCATCTCCTGAAATGAATCAAAGTTCATCTTTTCAAAATAGGTATTTAACAGGTCATACTGCCTTTTACTTGTTTCTACTTGAACTTGGTAATTATGTTCTGCAATTTTTAGCAGTTCAATTAACTTATCCTTAGATAAATTCTTTAGCGTTGAATCTGATGGGAATTTTCTCCCAATACATGAAATCACCATATTAAATCTCCTTTAAAGTTAGTTTAACATTAAAACCAATACTTGTCAATAGTTAGTACTGGGTAATGTAACATTTAATGCCTTCTTTTAGCACCGGTCGTTGATATATTCTCATTGGATTCTTTGAATGTAACAAGTCACACTCATCCAGCTTGTTTACTAAGTTATAGGTTTGAAAAATCTTTCCAAAATGACACATAAGATTAACTTTAGAAGCAACCGTTGTGTTGGTGTCAATATTAACAAGTTCATTTGGTTCATCAACAGTCTTATCATCTCTACTAATGAAGTTATTTGTAAAGTCAAGAAGTGGGTTAGTATAAGTGTGTTCAAAGATATAGTTATCAAAATCGTACTTCTCCACAAGTTTTGTTGGATACTGTTCTATTTCTCTAACAAGGACATCTTCCATTAATTTAAACACTTCTTCAAAAGGAACTTCCATACATCCACACTCAGGGAAACGTGTCATCCCAGCAAGTTTGACCACTTCATTAAAGAAAGTATTGTCATAAAAGTTATTACCAAATATCTGGCAGTTTAACACTTCTTTATCATTCTCTTTAAAAATTAGATAAGTTCTAGTTGCCATCCTTCTCTCCCTTAAAGGCTTTATCTGTTAGAATGTCAACAATCTTATACATTGTATCATCTGTTAGTTGTTCTTTGAAATACTTAAATTCGTTTGATTTGTAAATAGTGTAGAAAGGACTAGCAAGATGCAGTAGATTAATGAAATCTTCATCTCCATTTTTATCATAATATCGTAGAGTATTGTGATTGCATGAGAAGAATAGGCAACCACATTCAAGTCTATGCCATAGTTCTTCTTTCACTTCAATTGGACAATCAATAATATCCTTTGAAATCTCATAACCGGCACCCAATGTCTTTTCTTTTAATTTCTCAAATCTATTAGGTTTAACAAATATTTCATCACAGATATAAAATGACATTACGAGTGATGGAATAAATAATAATACAAATAGTGCTAACAACATTGATGAGTTAGCAGGTTGGTGGGTAATGAATGGCACAACCAATACTACCAATAACAAAATTGCTACGTCTATTAACAGCATAAAGATAATTGCCGTTGGAATAATCATAATAGGATGTGAAATAATCCAACTACGAATAGTACCATCACTAACAAACTCATCTAATTCTTTTAATGATTTCTCTAGTGTTGTACCATCAAACTGATTAACAACCTTTGCTTTATTCACTTCTTCGTCTAATAATATTTCTTCTTTTTCTAGTTGCTTTTGACGACTGTATGAAATAGTATAATCACTCATATCATTACCACCACCTTTTTCGGATTAATAAGTTTTTAGCGCCCACATCGAGAGTCGAACTCGAACAACACAGTTTAGGAAACTGTAGCACTATCCTTTATGCTATGTGGGCATATTCTAAGAGGAAATACTTCCCCTAGTAAAGAATAACATACTAATGCTATCTTGTCAAGAACTAATCAGACAATACTTCACCTGTCTTTAAATCAATTACTCTTTGATTTCTTGAACCACAGTATTTTAATGATAAATCCTTTTCTTCTTCTATAAACGGGCCACAGACAAGAACATCACAATAGGCAATTATATTCTTTCTCCAATCCTGTAGAATATTTTCTATCTCATCACCAGACCAAATCCAAATATCTTTATTAGGATACTCTTCTTTAAATCTCTGTACTAAATGTAATAAAGGTTTATAATTCTGAATAGATAAAGGTTCTCCACCTAATAAAGAAAGACCTTTAATATAAGACCTACCACATAATGAGATAATCTTATCTTCTGTTTCTTGAGTATATTTTTTACCGCCTTTATAACTCCATGTCTCTGGTTGAAAGCACCCCCTGCAATGTAGATAGCATCCAGAAGTGTATAATGACACTCTAATGCCTGCACCGTCTGTAATATCCATTTCTCTTAGTTGTGCATATCTCATACTTAAATCCCCCATCTATTTAATTTTTTATAATAAACTAATCACATATATTATATCATAATTCACTATATAAAGTCAAATAAAAAGAGTGATACCTCACTCACTATTCCTTTTAGTCATTTCGTTCGGTAGTGCCAGTTTCATGTTGCACTACATATCCAAGACTTTTTACATGGTCATTCATTGTATAGACTTTCACCTTAATATTTTTCCAACATTCAACTGCACGTTACTTTTTATTATCTAATTGTTGAGAACATTCTTATCCTTAAATCCTTTACTTTAACTATAACTTATAATTAATTATCTTATTTATCAATTTAACCATTCTTATCAATCGTTCATGTTTCATGACCTTACGGTAAAACATTCACTTAACTTTAAACTCTAAACATCAACCACTGAAACGGAGAGGTGAATTGGGAACAACTACTGATTAAGAAATCTAGTTTATCCCTATCCGAACAATAGAGATACTAGACTTCTTAAAGAATGACACTGAAACGTATGAGTCTGAATGGTGTACATTATCTTCATAAGAGTTGCATTAATCTTTAGGGAACTACCCTAACATATCTCTCCCACACTCCGTACCCAGCAGGATTTTAACACTTTATGAAAGTGTGAAATATGAGCTTTTACATAAGCTCTCATGATACACTTATGCGAAAGTTGTGAACTTTTCTTACTACGGCTACCAAATGGGAACTTCTGTTCCTCGCCTATTGACCTTTTTTGATGTGGGTTCGCAGTGATTGACTTTACTGCACTGCATGTCTGCGGGGAAGGTTAAATGCAACGAAACCTTCTTGCCACGAGCCAAATCTTCACCAACGTAGGATGGCTAATCTATGCATTCGCTCTATTTTACAATGTACTGTAGGCGAAGAATGTCTTACTTATAATCCAAGTAAGAGTAACATGACGCACGCACCTCTCATGTTTACAGCGTTATTTAATTTTAGACTGTAGTTTTATAGGCACCCAACCCATATACTTGCAATCACTATAATTATATCATAGCAAACTTTTTTGTCAATATGTTGCATTACTGACTATGTTGCATTGCAATATAGTGTGTATTACAATATAGTGTGTATTACAATATACTATACTTTGCAATATACTCATTTGGTTTAAAGATGTTTTTAAGCGTTTTGAGAGTGATTTAACATTAAATGAGTTAGCAATCATTTAAACTAAATGCACGTCTATTTCATGCATAAAACAAAGCTATACAGAAAAGAAAAAGAGGACTTTGATAGTCCTCTAAGTTTTCTCTTATTTACTTGTTAAGTTTTACAGAAATTTCACATAGTTCTGCAAATACTAGCAAGAATACCCCTACCAACATGACAAAACTGCCATATTCCACCATTGCCATTAATGTGCCAAACACCGTTAGAACAACTGCTAATAATGCAATTAAACCTCTAAACTTTTCTAAAATTTTTAACATGTTTTCTATCTCCTTTTTAACAATCTTCTACTTCCAAAATCTCATAATCCACGGAATTATCATCAAGACCGTAAATTTTGATACATTCATCTACCGAAGGAACAATACAATGTTGTGTTCGCCACTCCCAGTTTGAATATGAATCCCTATATCTGAATGTTATCTTTTTCATAATTCTATCCTAGTCAAACTTAGTGAACTTACAATCATAATATGTAGTAATACCAGCATACTCATCATTTTCTTCATCAAAAGCAAAGTCCTGACCAGAGAATCCCTCTCCAAGTCCATCTGAGTTCTGAGTATCTACCCAATCACTAATAATCTCTAGTTCTTTATCTGACATTTCTTCCTTTGCTGTTAAGACAATGTATCCTATCCAACTATCTACAAGCCGCCATGAGATATTAACAATCTTATCTTTAAACTGACTAACATCTGTTTCATCTAATAAGATTTCTGTCATGTCAGCCTCTTCTAAGTATTTCTTTGCTTCATCGTAGTCATTTATCTTACTAGACAACGTAAAGCCAATATAATATTTAACCATCTTCAAATCCTTTCTAACGAAAAGAGAGTTAGACAACCTAACTCATCTTACCGTAGGTGATGTAATAAGTATCATCAATTCCGTATTCTGCCTTTAACCAGTCCTTAATGTACTTATCTACATCAACATTTTCTGGTACATATAATTCCCATTGGTAATTTAAGTTCTTTCCTGCGACATTGATTACATACATAGAACTAACCTCTCACGAATGTCGGAATTTCTACATCCAACTCTTCTGTATCACTGTTTTCAAACTTTGTAACAACACATGTTTCAGTGTTTTCAAATACTGGAATCTCAAATTCAACAATCTTTTCCTGTGTTCCAACTTCAATCATGAATATATCCTCCTGAAATTACACCTAAATGTTATCACATATTAATAGATATGTCAATGGTTATTTAACAACTTTCTTCTTACATTTAACAACTTCAACAATCATACTTGCTTGTGCATAAGTGTGGATTTCTCTATCTAACATCTCTTCATAGATATTATCAAGAACAATGTTAGAGATTTCTTTATTCCCAATCTTATTTGCTAGGTTTAAGATTTGCTGATACTCTTCAAAATGTTCTTTCATGTAGTTTTCCTCACTTAGTATCTTAACACGCTTTGTTCATATTGTCAAATCTAACCAACAAACGACACCCATAGGAACTTAACCCAATTCATAAACCAAACCACAATATCTTGAAGTGGTGGAAGTGTGATACCGAAAAGTCCTAAAATAAAGCAGATTAAGAAGTAACATACAATTAACTCTATTACTGCTTTTAATGACTTGCCTAAAATCTTTAAGGCAAGGGCAATTACTACAATAATAATTAGATTTGTAGGTACTGCCATTACCCAGTTATACAAATTCTGCAAAATATTTTCCATATAAATTTTTACCCTAAAATAACTGTTAGTATTATTAAAATATTACATACAAAAATGAATGGTATTTTTTCCTCACCACTAAAAATATACCATAATAACGTACCGGTCAATAAGTTAGGTATTAAGTGATGAGATGTCATAAGTGCAAATACTGTTAGAAATAAGAAACAGTTGTCTATTGGTTTATCCACTAATACTGTATATAGCCATAATAGAAGTAATGCAATCGTAAAGGCAATACTAACACTGAAATATGTACATGTAACAAGAATAAAACCTAGGGAAAGTATAGTACTAACTTTTCTCTCTTTATAATCTTGTATTGCTAATGTAATTCCACTAACCAACAATAAAATCTTTAATATCATTATTTGTTTCCCCCAATGGTATAAGAATTTCTTCCTCTGTGACGAAATACTTCTTTAAAATAAGTATATTCTTGGGAACGTTCAGGTTACTCTCTTTTCTCAACGAAAATACCATCTCTGAACTAATTTACCACGGTCTCGTCTTTCCGAAGTGTTATTTTAAGCTACACTCAGAATTGACATCTCTATCGTGATGTGTTCCACAATCAGGACATACCCATTCTCTAACCTTAAGAGAATTAACTATATACTTGTGATACGTGCCACAACAAGAACAGATTTTGCTACTAGCATAGAATCTATCAACTTGTTTAAACTCTTTACCATACCACTGACACTTGTATTTGATGAAGTTAAGAAGTTGTGACCATCTGACATCTGCGATTGAATAAGCTAATCTATGGTTCTTGATTAGACCGCTTACGTTTAATTTTTCCATTGCAATCAGGTCATAGTTTCTAACCAGTTCAATGCTCAACTTGTGGTTAAAGTCTTTTGCACAGTTAGAAATATGCTCATGAAGTTTTGCTACTTTATGTTTTTGCTTTTGGTAATTCTTGCACTCATCGAGGTTTAACTTTGCTCTCTCCAATTTGGTTCTCATCTTTGAGAGCTTTCTTTGTTCCTTGGCAAGTTTATCTTTAAAAGCATAACCATACTTAGGTCTTTCACATCTAGTTCCATCACTACCAATCAATAAGTCGATTAGACCTAAGTCGAAACCAACTTGTTTCCCAGTCTTAGGAAGTGGTTGTGCTTCTGTTTCGATACAAATAGAGGCATAGTACTTATTTGTGTCTGTCTTTTCAACGGTAATGTTGAAAATCTTATATACATCTGGCATATCAAAACGTTTTGTTTTAACTTTTCCCAACTTTGGGAGTTTAATATGTTTGTTGTCTAAAACATCCGCTCTACCATTATTGTGTGGAACTCTATAAGATTGTTTTCTACTGTGTTTAGACTTAAACTTAGGAAAACCAAAATGATTTCTGTTTTTAAAGAAGTTATCAAAGGCAGAATTAAGGTCTCTCACCGATTGTTGCAATGCTCTAGCATCTACTTCTTTTAAGAACTCATTTTCTTCTTTTAATGGAACTAGATTTGCAGAACGTTCACTTTGAGAAGGAAAGTGTTTGGTTTGCTCATATGATTGGATACAATCTGCAAGTGTTTGGTTATAAACAAAACGACAACAACCAATCGTCTTATCAATTAAAATCTCCTGTTCCTCTGTTGGATAGAGTCTAACCCTAACACTTTTCTGAACTGTTGTCATACACTCACTTTTCCCCCTATATTATCGTAGCACAATTAAGTTAAATTGTCAATAACTTAGTTGTATATACCCATCTATATTTACCAGTAACCACAGATGAAACAAGATAGTCCTTACCTTCAATAGTTCTTATTTCCATAATTTACTCTCCTTCAGGGATATAGGTGAGGGAAATTTCCCTCACCACATTTACTTTCCCTTTTTATTTAATACCTTTGTCCCACTTTTACGGATTTGACCGTCTACTTTTTCTACACAATCAATTAGTGCAGTTTCGTAGTGTTCATTTTCTGATTCTGCGTACCAGTCTAATACTTTAATCTGAATACGATGAATCTTCTTGTTGAAGTTATGTGCAACTAAAACTGGAGTATCCTCTTTTATAAAGGACTTATGATTGCTTAATCTACGTAACTTCTTTTCATTTAAAACTTTAATTGTTTCATTGTAGAAACCAACACGATTTGTACCAAATTCAATTGTCATATTTTTCTCCCATACTTGAATATTGTTTGTTGTATATACCTAGATACCCAGTTCTTTCTTCATGGCATCCAAGTTTAGACCTAATGTCTTTTCCTCTTTTATCTGTGCTTTAGCAACTTCCGTTAGTATGTCTAGTCGTAATGTATTATCTTTACCAGATACCCATTCATGCAATACAGACCTTAATTCTGCTATATGAATTGGTTTAGTAGTAGAGTGTTCCCACATTTCATCTCTTACGATTGTAATAGGAGTTTTCCCTACAATACATACCATACCGTCAATACTATCAATCTGAATATTTGCCTTATTAAATACTTTTTCCCAAATAGGTACAGAAGAGTGAACTTCAAGTATTTCTTTGCCTTTAGCAGTTTCTATAATAGATTGACCCTCTATTGCTAATTCTTGATTAGGTTTGACCTTTATATTCTTAGCATCTAAAATAAGAACATGTCTACCATATACTAATAATACATCAGTATCAGGTATATAGTCAAGTGTATTATTATCTTGTTCATAAGATAAACTAGCAAATGCTACGATTCCTTCTAATTTATCATCATACTTTAGAAGTGTAGATAGATAATCACATAACATGGTTTCTCCATCAATTCCAGCTTTAGTTAATGAGATTTGAGTATTCAATTCTACATCATCTACTAGCCAATCCGTAACATCATGCACTGCACCATTCTTCTTTTCTTCTAGTTGTGCTAATGTCTTTTTTAACCCAAGTGCAGGATTGCCAATTACAAATAAACCACTTCTTAAATGGTTTCGCACAGATATTGCTAATTCCTTATCCTCAGGCTTTATGTTGCTTTGGTCTAACTTCACTCTATCTTACCCCCTTTGAAGGAAAGGTGAGAGATTAACCCCTCACCTTTTTGTTCTTAACTACTGCACCTAAGCCAAGTAGTGATAGCATACCCATTAATGAGAACATTCCTGCATTGGTATTTACACCAGTTGGAATATCGTCATTCTTTTCAAAGATATGTAGTACATCTCCATTTTCTAATGTTTCTGTACGCACTAACTTGTAGCCTGTAAATGAACCATGTTCCTTAACACCCTTTTCTGATGCCTTTAATTCAACACCAGTAGTTGTCTGCCAAGAAGTCTTTACCTGACGATAGATGTGCTTGATAACACCTTCTGTAACGTTAGGTTCAGTGTTTCTATAAGCATAACCTGGAATATCCTTTTGGTTCTTCTGACCATTTTCTTTAGGGGAAATTTCATGACCTTCTTCATCAACATAGATAGTATGTAAGAGTTTGTAAATATGAGTTACATTACCCTTATCATCAGTTTCTGTCTTTGTATAACTGTAGTCATAAATAGGTTTTTCAGGATGTGTTCCCTTTTCTGTAGGAGACAATTCTTTATTATCCCCCTCAGATACATAAGAAGTCTTAACTTGACGGAATACATAAGTAACATTGTCCTTATCATCCTTCTTAGTTTCTACATAGTAGTATTGAGGAATTGCATCGCCGATTTCAACTGTCTTATTTCCCTTAACAGGTGTCTTTAACTCATTACCTTCTTCATCAACCCACTTTGTTGTGTATTGACGGAAGATGTGTGTAACATTACCATCTTCGTCAGTAGTTGACTTAACGAAAGAATAAGAATCAATATCACCGTGTTCTTGTGTTGTATTTCCTGTAACCTTATCCTTTAAGACATTTCCATCTTCATCAACCCAGTTAGTGTCATATTGAACAATCTGAACACGTCTGAATCTAACTTCTGTATTCTCTACTTCTGCAGGTGCATTTGTAGGTGCAACAGGATTTGCCATATTAGGTTCAACCGGTGCAGTTGGTTCTACAATAGTATTTAATGTAGGTTCTTCTGGCTTAACAGGATTTTCTAATGGAGTTGGTACTTCTTCGTATGTAGGTTCATCAGGGATTTTCTCATACTTAGGAGTAGGAATTAAACTCTCATCCCATACTGCTGGTGGAGTAGGTTCACTCTTAAACTCGATGTATTGGTTGTTTAACCCAAATCCACCACCTGCACCACTCCATGATGCAGAAACAGTATCACCTGCAAAGATACCAATACTGATACCACGTTGTACAGAGTAGTTATTACCTACAGTAGCAGGGTCATTAGGAAGACTTGAATGGTTAAGGTTTGCCATATGTTCATCACCGTATGTCCATACAGTATAGTCATTCATCTGTTGAACTCTTGTGTAACCTTCTTGTCCTTCTGTAATACCACTTGCTTTATCTGAAGGTGCAATAGGCACAGTTGCTTTAACAATATCGTTAGATGCAACACCAAGGTTTTCTCCTGCCTCCAAGTCACCTAAAACGAACATACGAACTAGCTTAATTGGTTGTCCAGTTTCTTCTTCATAGAACTGATATGTTGCTCTAGCACCATCTTCAAACGCACCAAGAGTACCATCCTTACGGAATGTGTAAACTGCACTTGCACGTGATTGATGCCACTTACTTACTGTTACGTGAGCAGAAATCTTCTTTCCACTAGCAGTTGTTCCAAGATTATGTAAATCAAACTTTAAGAAGTTATCTACTACTTGACCTTGTGCAACTAACTTATAGTTATGACCGTATTGATTATCATATTCTGTTACACGAGAATCCTTATAAGTAATATTCATTGTCGTTTGGTTAGTAACGCCAATATCACCTAAAGAATATTCATAGCCAAGTTCTGCTAACTTATCTTTGTCATACATTGTATAGACATTCTTGAAATATTCAGTAGTATTACCATTACCATAGTTATGGAAATTCATCTGAGATGCATCTGGTGTACCCATAACCGCAGATTGGTTATTTGCAATCCACCAGTTCTTATATACAGTACTTTCTCCCTTATCTACTGACCTAGCACTGTCATTGTAAGTACCACGAATTACAATACCACGACTTGACCCATCTAATAATATTGGGTTATTTTCAATAAACTGGTCGTATTCACTCTTTTCTTGCTCATAACGAGTTACTTCTTGGTCGTGTGCTTTCTTAGCATCTGCTACTTGCTTATCATAGTTATCTTTGATTTGCTTGTTGCTTGCAGTAATACGTGCTACATCATTCTGCCAATTTGTTTTCTTTGTTTCATTACGGTTTGTAGCATCTGTAATCTCTTGATTACGTTGATTGTATGCGGCTAAATCTGCATCATATTGTTGCTTTTTCGAATTGTATTCAGCAGTTAAACGTTCATTTTCTGCCTTTAATTCCTTATTTCTAGCAATGTCAGCATCATACTTTTCCTTTTGTGCAGAATATAAAGTCCATAATTCATCATAGGTAATCTTATCCTGCTTATACTTTTCTAATGCCTCATCATAGGCTTTCTTTTACGCAGCATACTCTGCCAACTTTTCATTAACTTCCGTCTTTGTTGTTTCTAATGTAACCTTTTGTTCACTCTCACGTTGCTTTGCTTCTTCTTCTGTGTGTACTGTGATTGGTTCATCTTCCACAATCTCTAATTTTGGATTTTCTCTTCGTAATTGTTCTACAAACTCTAAGAAATTAGGGTCTGTAATGTCCTTTGTCTTTGTCTCTGCAAAGGCAGTTAATGGACTTAACAATGTAGAAGTAAGTAATCCTACTGTTAATAACTTTCTTAACTTCACTTAATTCTATCCTTCTATCACCAGTTAGTTTAACAACTTACCGCACGGTCTAAAAGAGTTGAACACTTAACAATATTTGCATTAACAAATTGTTCAACTGTCATATCCTGAACATCCTTACAATTACCAAAGGAATTATAATCTATCTCATAGATACTCTTTCCTTTGATTCTTTGCTTTAACTTTTCTCGTGCATTTTTACCACGTTCATCATTATCTAATGCTAAAATAATCTTTCGTTGAGGTAATTGTTCTATTTCTTTTATCTGTTCCCATGAACCAAGACCATTCAACGCAACTGCATATTTACCACAAGTCCAAATGAATAATGCATCTAATATTGATTCACATATATAGACTTCCTTTGCATTTGTCTTAGAGAGTTCATAAATCCCATATAAAGGTTTCTCTACACTCTCTGGATAATGAAAGTACTTTCTATCTACTGCACGTTTAGCAAAGAATAATATATTACCAGAGATATCTTTAACAGGAAATGTAATACAATTAGTATATTTATCATATCCTACATCAAACATCTCTATAATATCATCAGTTAGTTTTCTCTCATACATATATGGGTGCTTTACATTGAAGTATTTAAGTGTTTCTTTATCCACATACTTTGTAGTATTGCTTGGTCGTTCTAATGTTATTCCCCATGACCTAGTAGAAACATTACTACTATCAAACTTTTCTCGTAACCATGTAGTTCCATCTTTGTCAAGACACTTTGTAATAAGTTGTGGAATTGTCTTTACTGCACCACAGGTAAAACAATGGCAGATACTACCATCTTCCTTAATTCCCATAGAGGGAGTATTTTCTTGTCCATCCTTATGAAAAGGACATTGAACCATTCTATACTTACCACTCTTCTTAGGTGGTTTTACTAAGTAATTACGATGTTCCATTGTTATGTCACTTCTTAGTTCACTTAATAAAGTATCAATATTTGCACCAATGTCCATATTTTCAATTCTCATAGTACACCCCTAACTATTAAGTAAGTTCTCAACTTCGTCAGTTTCTTCTTTTTCCACTAATCTATTAAGGCTATATAACAAGTCCTCAAAGATACCATTAATTACTGTACCATCAATGTTTGTTCGATAGTTCTTACTTGCTAGAAGTTGTTTGGCCTCAGCACAAGCCTCTTTAGTATATAAAGCCACAATAGATAGGGAATCGCCGTCTGTGTCCGCTGCAAGTGATGTAAAGACAATAGGATTCAACTGGAATACGTATCTATCTCTATCCTTAGTGCTAAATTGAGGTATCATACCAATCGTAGAACCTGCCCCGATTGTTGGCATACGATTCAATAAACAGTAATACTCACCTTCAAGTAACTCGTGATTAACAGCATCAATATCTGTAATGCCAAGTACTGTATATTTATTATATAAGTTAGGATATAGATACTTAATAAAATAACTTCCAATCAATACTACATCTTCATCTAGTGCAAAGTTGTTTGTAATAACTGCTCTACACATACCATCTACAGGATGTCCTTTTAATTCTAATTGTACCTTACTACGCTTACCATCTTGCATAAGAGAAATCAACTGATTATAGATAATCTCTAAATGACTAATAATATGGTTCTTAACTGCCAACTCAAACCAAATATCTCTTTCTTTGATTTCAGCACAGTAAAAGTCATATCTATTCTTCAATCTGATAATATCAATATAGGCTTGATTAATCTTTGATAAATGATATTTACCTGTTATCTTATCCTTAATTGGCGGTCTATACTTTGGATGAATAACACAAATCTTGCTTTGTACATTTAAGTTATACTCTTCCTCAGTCATACCAAAAACTGCAAGGCATGCCTCTTTGCCAATTAACATTTTTGAAGTATCATACTTTGTTAAATCGCCAGATAGGTCTAACTTAACATATTCGCCATCGTATATAAATCCATTGTAATGTAATAAATTCCTAAATAATTCAGACTTATTTGTGAGAGAGTATCTAGGGATACATAACTCTCCAAAATCTATATAACCATAATCTGTATTAAGTTTATGGTCTACATATCTAGGGAAAATTTTATAACTAAAGATACCATTATCATCAAAGTCAAATTCACCATTTCTTTGTACCACAGACTTCTCAAACAATCTTGAAGAGGTAACTTCTCTAGCAGGATTATCCTCAATCACTAAACGATTTATTTTCATCTAAACATTCCTCCTCATCTTCGTAGCCAAGTTCATATCCGAGAACCTTAAAACTATCTTCAATCGCCAAACGTGGTTTACCAATCTTATCAGGTAACTCTCTGGTTCTCTGTAATGTCATTGAACTATAGTCCATTCTATTACTTCTTATGTCTAATTCTTTCATGATTGCAGTACAACCATTTGCCGCAAGGTGTAATAACTCCATTTCACCAAATCTTAAACCACTTGGAGAAATATGAGTAAAGGCATGATGATGTATTCTCATAATATTATTAAGACCTAATGGAATACGCATTTGTTCTCCATTATATTCAACAATAGACTTCTCTGCATACTCATTCATTTCTTTCTGATAACGTTCTACTGCGATAGATGCAAAGTCCTCACCTTGTTTAAATTCAATTCCACTAGCAAGAGACCAAGCCTCAAAGATTTGTCCTAATGAAACACGTCTAGTAGTGCTAAATCCAGAAATGATTATTTCTAATGGACCTGCTTCCATATTACCAACCTCATTTAACAGTTTTGGCATTTTATCATCAGGAAGAATTAACCCAACAGTACCTTTTGCCCCGTGTAAGTTAGTAATCTTATCCCCTAATCTAAATGGAATTTCCCAAGATACAAATACTCTAATAATATCTTCGATATATTCAACTCTATCTACATTAAGGTTCTCATAGGCTTCACCAATAATCTCACCCTTTGTAAATAGTTCTTCAATACGATTATATACTAGTGCTTGTTCTTGTTCACTACCCCTTTGAATGTAGAAAACCTTACTACCCTTTGTACGTAATCTCTCTGCAAAACTCTCGGAGATAATAATACTATCTGCATAAGAATATCCACCCAAATCACAGAACCCAACTCTTGCCAGTATTCTGTGAGACATACCATCAACTTCTTCCTCTAATGGTACAGATTGAGAAGTCAATTTGGCATTCATCATAATTCTCTTTGCCTTATCATTATTACAGAATGGAGCAGAAGATAAACAAGATAGTCTAATCTCCTGTGGTTTCTTGTAGTAATAAAAGAAGTTTTGTTCTTTCTTACCCTCTTCTGTGATATACAACATACCATGTCTTACAAATACATTATCTAGTAAAAGTCTTTGTCTACCAGCCTCACCAGATGTAACTGTTCTAAAACTGTCAAAGATGCCAATAGTATCATCATAAGTAAAAGCAGGTTTATATCCTGTATCTGACCTATAGATATTACATACAGTTCTAAAACTTTCTAATGCTTCAATCTTAGAAGTGGTTGCAGTTAATGCACCATCTAATAAGTTTCCACCTTCACTAAACAACTTCTTAGGACTAACAAACATTCGGTTAATGCCAAGTAATTGACCTGTTAATGGTTTAGCAAACTTTGTACCCTTGAAGATAATGTTTTCAAAGTACTCTAATCGCATATACTTAAAAGCAAATACACTATCATTAGGAATAATTGGCATGTTTCGCATAGCCTCTTTAAATGTACTTGCAGTTAGTTCTTTATCTAAAAATGCTTGTAATAGACATTTACTTCTGTAAGACAATTGTGAATTGAAGATAACATCATTGTCTGGTTCAAACACATTCTTTGTCACAAGAACAGTAAATTCATCCTTATCAATAAAGTACTTCCAACCCTCACCAATGATTGTATTCTCATCCACCTTGCTAATAATTGTATATAAATCTCTTAGCGCAGTAATTCTTGGTGTATAGTGTGCATAATTAACTATCCAAGATAAATCATTTGAAGGAGTAGGGAAAGCACCAATCTTACACAATTTATACTTTCCCTTATCATCATATTCAGCATACATATCAATACACATGTTTCTGACATTTAGCTTTAATTGAAAACTATTAGGTTTTCTCTTTGCAACATCCTTGTCCAATCTATCAGAGGAGTTTAGATGTCTTACCAGTTTACATGGTTTGTCACTGTTCCAATACTTAGCACAACATTCATCTATGATTGCTTGTATATCAGAAAAAGGTAAGGTTTCATCAATAGGCTCTACACCAAACAGTTTTATATTTTGTTTTTTCCAATATGCACACTCTTGTTTGTATAATTCTGATATATTCATAGATTACTTCCCTACCTTTCAAAATTACTTACTTATTGTTTTCACGATTTGTTTCTGCGTTCTTCACCATCTCGATAACAAACTTTGGTAGATAAGCACGCACTACATCATGTGTATATAAGAATAAACGACAGAAGTTTTCATAGTCCATTCCTACACTAATCTTTGTATCTGGTTCTCCATCAGGAATGATAGCACCAGTTTCTGTTACTTTACCATTTCCAATAGATGTATTTACATATAACTTATTCTTATAAGAAGCTACATACATCTTTCTTGATTCTGGCTTTCCATCTCTATTCTTAGACTTTGGAACACCGTTGATTACAATCTGGTATCCCTTATCTTGAACCATCTTAAATAGTCTACCACTAGCAATATCATTTGCAATAAGTGAAATCGTAGCAAAGTCTACATAAATGTCAATGTTCTTCTTTGTTTCGTACTCAAAAGTCTTGAAATGTACTTTTTCAATTCCAAAACTGTCTAAGTATGCAGAAATAACCTGCTTTGATGTACTTACTTCATAAATCTTGTTTAAATCAAATTCATTCTTTCTTTTCATTAGTGAATTACTCCTATCCTATCTTCTCATAGTATAACACAGAAAAAGAAAAAAGTAAATACCTTAAGTACCTACTTTTGAAAACTTTTTCACAGTTTTTAGAATACATCAGTAAACTCTGAGGAATCATTGAATTTACTTGTTAATTCTCCACTGATTTCTGCATCGTGTTGTTCTAATCCACTTGCTTTATTAGGTTTGTATTGGAAGAATCCCTTATCAACATCCCAATCCCACAGTAATTTATTACCTACAACACCATTACGTTGCTTTAGAATTGCTAACTCTAATGTATTAGATGTCTTTCTCATAGAGAATACTTTGGATGCATTATGTGCAAATCCATCACTACCACGTACTGTTTCTAGTGTAGGAGCAGTAATAACATCATCACCAGCAGCCTCACGATTTGCTTGTACAACCCCAATAATAGGAACACCAATTTCAACTGATAATTCCATAATATCTTCACTAATACTTGTAAGTCTTTCAGTAGTATTTTCTTTACTTCTACCACGTTCATTCTTCAAGTATGTCATACCATCAATAACTAAGAAATCTAACTTATTTTCAAGTATCCAACTTCTAATTGCAGAAACAGTTGTATCTTTACCAAAACTCTTAGGAGTAGTTACCAAGAATTTATTTTTATGTTTTCTTAAATCCTCGATATACTGTTTATAGACTGCTTCCTCATCTCCAACATCTATGGCATTGACTAACATACTATTACTGAAATGCTTGTACATAGTATCAAAACGATAACCAATAGATTCACCTGACATTTCAGGAGAGAAATAACCCACATTATATCCCTGTTCCCAGACAGAAATAGCAATCTTCTGACTAATCCAAGACTTACCTTGGTTAGTTCTTGCAAAGAGTAAAATAAATTCTTCCTTACGTTGAATACCACCTGTTACCATATCCAACTCTTCAAGACCTGTTTTAAAGAAGTACTTATCTCTATTATTCTTTCTGTCAATTAGTGTTTCATATCGCTTTTCAGCATCATGGATAATATCTTCCCCAACTACGCCAAAGTTTGTAGGTAAAGCACTCAACTCTTTAATAATGTAATTAACACCAATATTACTATCTTCATTTACTAAATCTTCTGCCTTAGTTAAAATCTCTCTTGCACGATTATACGTGTAAGATTCTCTAATGGCACTAATTAAATAATCATCAGATTCACTTACTTGAATGAGTTTAAAGTCAGGGAATTTATTTTGGAATGTTGCAATATCTGGAATAGTGTTATATTTATCAAAATGTGCTTTAATAAACTCATATTCTTTAGAATAGTTAGGGAAATGGTCTACACCAATGCCACTAGCAGATAATAAACTATATTCTTTTGAAATAATTAATTTACTTAAATACTGTAACTCAATCATGACCCTATCCCCCTACAACACTATTCCACGTACATCTTTTCCAGTAAAGATAGCAACGATAGATGAATTATATACTCGACTGGTTAATCTAGCTCCCAATACTTTTAATAGTTCATCCTTTGAAACAACATTACTTGTATAAATGTTTGATTTCTTATTAATCGTTCGACTATCAATCAAAACCAATAATTGATTGTATTCATAGTCAGTTAGAGGAGTTGTTGCAATATCATCCCAAATTACAACATCACTCTCTTTAATCTTTTCAATATATTCATCTGACACTGGATTACTAAAGTTCTTTAATTGTCTTAATAGAGTAGGTACATGGACAAATAGTCCTACAGAATCAATTCCAGATGTACTCCACTTCTTATCAAAATAACTGAGCATTAACTTAATAGCCCATGTTGTTTTTCCTGTACCACTTTCAATAGAACTAAGAAAGAAATTATACCCATGTTCAATATACTTATCTATCTTACGTTGAATATCCTTTAACTTACCAAAGGTTCTCTTATCCTCTTCTGTTGTAGGAGTTAGTCTATCTGGATACCATTGTGCTTTTGGCAATTCAGACCGTTCTAACATATCTACAATTGTTCTATATCTTACACAGTTATGACAATCTAACTTACAGATGTCTTTGTACCAACAATTGTTATTTCTCTCCATAGGTTAAAATGTCTCCTTATTATCTCTAATATTCATTAATTCTTCTTCTGTGAAAGAGGAACTAACAGTATTATCTCTACTCTTTATATAGTTATTCTTATGATATGGGTAGAACTTCATCCAACCCTTATCAATACTCTGAATAATACTTTCAATTCTTGTAGGACAATCATTGAGAGAGTTAAGTGCGTTGATAACTTGTTGCTTTCCTTTTAACCTATTTCCATAGAACTTTGAATCCTCTGGTGGATTGAGTCGTAAATTAAAGTATCTCATCAACTGTGTTCGTTCATTCTCATCAGTTGTAAATGCATTTACGCACTCAGTAATTACTTGTGGTAATGGTTTCTTCTTAGTTTTCAACTTCTTACTTGGCTCAGTATAGAATGGCATATCCGATACATCTTCAACTTTTTCTTTCTTGATTATTGGAGAAATCAGTAAAACATATTCATTCTTCTTCAACTCAATGTAACCATTTTCAAGCAATTCATTGAAAGCATTTTCATCTTCTATATCAATTCCAGACATCATACAAGCATAAAACCCCTTAGCACGTAAGGAAAGAGATGTATCAAGTAATGCTTTCTTAGGTATTGTTGTATATGAAGTTTGTGTCTGTACTCTCATTCGATGTCATTCTCCCATTCTGCTAATTGGCTTAGAACATACTTTCTCTCCATTCCTTCAGAATTTTCTGGAGAGATGTGATTGTTCTTTAAGTCTTTAATAATATTCCTGTTATCTGTGATGTAAAATGTTGAATTTTTAATCTTGTTATTAACTAAATATCTCTTGTAAAAACTTATAAAATTGTTATTTTGGTCAGGATTAAAAATGCTAATTGCCTTTCTAAATAGCAAATAGCGTTCTTCTATATCGGACACATCTTGGTATCCTAGATATTTCGTTCGTTCCCAGACATACAGGTAATCTTTACGTCTGATTGCTTGTAAAATATCAAATTGATTATTACTCATCAAAAACCACTCCTAACCATTATTTTTTAGTCAAGTTTGTCGGAATTGCGATATTCCAACTTACGTTGGGTTCTTATGTACGTAGACTTCCGAATATACTCGAAAGCATATAAGACTAATCTATTTCCATAAGACTTTTACTATCTATTCACTCCAACGAATAAATTAGCGATAGCATGAGGCTCGTATCAAAACCTTTTTGTTTATTTAAACCTTTAAATCCCTATACTACTTAAATTCTTTTGTCCTGTTAATCGTTCAACTTCTAAGTTATGAAGTCGGTAAAAATTTTCAAATCTTTCATTACACTTATTTACGTCAAAACTCTTTAAATCGTCTGCCATGTTCATAATCAAAAACGCTGAATACATATCTCTTTGAACTTTCACTCCATTAAAATCATTCCATCTTTGAGATAACTTCTTTTTGTTGTATGTACCATCAAAATGATTGAACTGACTTGCCTTCGCACCCCATGTATCAATTTTGATTAAACGCTTACCGTAATATGATAGTTTCCTATTTATAATCTCTAGCAACATCGAAGGTGCTCTATTGGCAATCGACTTACCAAATCTCTTCTTTCTCTTAAACTTACCTTTGTCATTCTTCTCTGTCTTAGTTGACCTCTTAGCAAATCCTGAAAAGTTCATCTTCTCAACGTAGATGTTATCACCTAAAGATATAATCTGGTTGGCTAAACATTCATGTTGATACTTTCTTACGTCTGCTTGCTTACGATACAATTTCTTCAGTTCATTTTGAAGTTTAATGTAATGGTTTGATTTAACCCAAGTTACTTTCTTGTTACCTTGTTTCTTAATTGTACCATCTTCGTTATAGTTGTTTGGGTTAGTTGCTCTACGACTTCTGTCCATTTTTCGTAACAACCTACGCTTTTGATTTTCGATATTTTGAACTTTATCGGCGAGTTCTAAAATTTTGACATCCGTAGCAGAGGAGTAAGCAATCGTTGAAGTTCCTATGTCAATGCCAATATCACCATTTCCAATATAGTGTTTTACTTCACCAGTTTTGTTATCAACCTTGATTGGTGGTCTTCCTCTGAAAACGATTTGAACATAGTATTTATATTTCTTTCTCACAAACTTCCTAACAATTCTACAATAAGCAATCTCTGACTTTAGTGCTTGATTTTCATAACAATTGTTGTAGTTAATTGTTACAGGAATTTTTAACCCGTTCCACAAAATTGTATCCTCTCTAAAACGGATACCTCGTGTGCTAGTGTTTCCTTCTAATGAATTAAGAGAACCATATTTCTTATAGTGAATGGATGTACCATTCCTATAGAATATTTTCTCGTATGCTCTCCAGAGGTTTGATGCAATTTTTCGTGTTGTTCTAGCATCAATATTTTCAGAAAAGTGATGTTGTAGTTTCTGCGCATCAGCATAAAATGAATACTCTGACATACCAAACTGTTTTCTTATGTCATTAATTTGTTTCCGAATTGGTCTGTCTTTCTTCTTATCTCCTGACAGTTTAGATATAAGACATCTATATTTCTTAGTTTTAATCATTTCTTTATAACGTTTTTGAGTTATATTCACCAATGAGTTATAAATCTGTCTACCAATTTCAAAACGTTTATCAAGTATATCTTCTTGATATTTCTCTGTTTTGAGAGGAAATTGGACAACAAAATATGTCATTGTACTCACCACCTTTCTAATAGTATAATACCATATATATTATATACAAGCTGACCGGAATTGCACCAACACTTCAAAATTTGAATGTACTAACAACTTGAAGTTAGGGGTATGATTTACCCCCATTATATCATTGAACTAACTATTGTCAATAGTTAATCACAAAGAAATTCTACCCAATCTTCTTTAAAAATATCTAACACTTCTGTATTTGAAGTATCTGGTCTATTCTTCTTTCCAATTGGTTTCATGCTAACCCCAGTTACTACATGTTTAACTTGTAGTTCTTCCTCATCTGGAATCTCTAATTCTTTTCTGATTGCTTTACGAATTGCTTTATGTTTCTCGGCAAACTCTTTCTTTGACTCTAATTTCGTGTACTTCGGTAAGGTAGACTTATCAATCTCACCCAACTGTTCGTTACAAATTAGATAGCCAATGACAGCCTCTTGAAGAGTAAACTTGTGATTTGGTATGAAAGAAGATTTAGATGTCGTGAAATCGTCTAGTGAATCCGTTACTTCTTTTGTATCAAACTCATTTAAATGGGAATTTCGATATTCATACCACTTTTCATCTGCGTAAATCAATCTATCTACATACGGACCTTTTAATTTTGCACTTGCATCTTCATCAATTTTTTCCTTTACCGATTCTCTTGTGTAGATATGCTCTGTATCTAATTCTATAATTCTCTCTTTGAAAAATGCCTTACCAACTGTGTATAATCTATAATAGAAGAACTGTGTAAATCTTCCATCTCGATAATACTTATCAGGCAATCTTTCTAATTCTACTCCTTGTAACATTCAGAATAAATCCTTACTAATGACCGTATATACTCGTTTCCACATCTGAATTTAATTACCTCTTCTAAACTATTTGTACGATTACGAACTTCCTCGGTGAATCCAAGAAAGAAAGATTCGGTCATATAGCTTAGACCGTCAGGTAATACGATTGTGTTTTGAGTATTCCAGTCAATTTTATCTTTAATTAAATTCCACACACCTTTTCCAAACTCTCTACCACTGAGGTAGGCTTGGTTAATTTCTACTTCAATCATTATTTCATGTAAATCTCTATTACATCACCGCGTAAAACCGGTACGTATTCCTTATGGTTCTTCATAAAGAAGTACTTATTGTAACTCATCTTGCTCCAGTATACTGCTTCTTCTTCATTGCTTTCGTCAGAGTTAAATACCTTACTATCCTTATGTAATAATTCTGCAACAAGGCATCTACTTTCGTTATCATAGTAATAGTCAGTATTCTCATCTTTTACGATTGTGTATCTCTTGGAATACCCACAGAACTCTAAAACATGTAATGCTAACTCGTTATCTAACTGGTTGAAGTTTAATGCAATATCCTTTGTAGTGCTACACACTAACTTACTATGAGGTCCTAAGAAGAAATTTAGATAGATATTACGAGGTATCTTAAACTTCTCGCTGTCAATTGCAGGAATACTTACTAATGCGTAAGGATTAACATTACCTGCAGGTGTAACACATGTTTGACCTGTTTCTCCATCTTTGTAAAAACTAATTGGGATTTCCCAATATAGATTACAATTAGGGAAAAAGATACGATGTCTAGCCATAAATCTTTCAAATCTAATCTGTCTAGCGTTATCTGATTGTTCTAATGCCATCTCCGTGAAACTATTGCCTGTTTCATCATACATTAGTTTTGCTTGTGATAGAGAGTTAATCTTAACTCCTGTATTCTTTTCATAATACAATCTATTCACTTGTAAAGCAAAGAATAGGTATCTGACTTCGCTATATAACATTGGTACTTTAAATTCATCTGCCATAGTTAACGCAAATGCCGCATTGCGATATACATTATCTGTAATTTGGTCATTAAAGATAATTTCACTTAATGTCACCGAATCTAACACCTTAAACTTCGCTCGAAGGGATGCATCCCCTTCTAACCGATTATAATATTTCTCGTTGGAAATATGAGAACTTTTGAGCTTATACATGAATCTATTAATTAACCATCTTTCTTTATATTTTTTGTCTTATACATAAACTACTTTTCCTTACATTTAATCTTTCTAATGCTTTATATGATGGGTTTTGTACCCCACCCATATCTCTGAAATCCAAATTATTAGAATCAATATCCATCAATGTAAACTGTCCACTTACCCTTCTTGCCTTTATGAAACAGATTATCCCAAGATATTTAACTTTGTCATATCGCTTAAAACCGTGTACTTTTCCTTTTGGTAACTTTCTTTCTCCACGAACCCCCTTACAGAGCTGCCTACTCTGGCTTGGTATACACTTCTTTCTGTACAAGGTATCTAAGGGTTCAAACTCTAGTCCACCACTTGCGATAACACATGCATCTAAGTAGTGGTCTTTCCCAATACCCAAGTTTTCTCGATTCGCTTTTGTTACATATCCAAAAGTTTCTACTGCATCTGGGTATTTCTTTAATAACATACTTCTAATCACGGACATTTGCGTTGCATATCTTAAAGTGCTTCTGTGTTTACCTTTTAGCTTTAACTCTATCTTGCCTAAATGAACTGCTTTATGACAATCTTCACACAACGTAATGTAGTTTTCCAAGGCATTACTACCATTCTTACTTCTGAATACAATATGATGTGCTTCTACTCTACAGTTTTTCTTACCACAACATTGACAAGTATAGTTGTCTCTAACCAAAGCGTGTTCTCTAGCATTGGCATACCCATAATTTACACCTTTCTGGTAAGCCCATTTATGTGCTTGTAACCAAGGTTTCTCAATGAGTTGAGTATCAAACTTTGCTGTTTCAAGAATAGTATATTTGACAGGTAGAAGTTTCTTACAGAACTCAATTTCCCTTTCGTGACCATGGAACTTACTTATAATCGTAGGACAATATCTATCTTTTCTAATGGAATTACCTCGATTTAAAAATCTTGGCTTTCTGTAACGTGTTTTTCTCTGTCTACGACCTCTACGATACATTCTACGAGAATCCATCTTCTTTTTAATATCATCTCGTAATTCAATCTGGCTTTGATATAAAACCTTATCATTTCCAACGCAAGCAACTCCTACATATTTTGAACCAGTATCAACTCCAAGCACTATATCCTGTACGATTTTAGTTTTAGGTTCGTACAACAACTTGATTGTGAATGGACAACTTCTTACTACTTTTGCTTTCTTTTCTTTTAGTAACCTACGAACCTTGCTAAAACGTTGTGTTGGCATAAGTGGTTGTCCATTTTTATCTAAAACATATACCAACATACGTTCTCGCTCCTTTCGTACTTTAATTTTAGTGAGTTTTACTTTGTAAGACAGCACTCACTGAACTGTAGTGCCTAACTTATTTCTTTTACCAAAAATAAGTGTCGGTCTTCTCATCGACAATGATAGTTAGAGTTTTGAGGTTACTAACACAGAACTATTTTAGCACTCTTAGTCCAACTTAATCAGTAATCACAGAGCCTCAGTCTTGAGCATTCAACCGAAGGTGTGTATGTGTTTCATCTAACTATCGTAGTGGTTGTTTCTAATCACTGAGTCTTGCAATCAACCACACGTATTTAGTCTACGTCTGAGTGCATGATTGCTCTTGCTGTTTGTAACTTTTCTAAATCTTCCTTACTTAATTGATTGTTGATTGCTTTTTCGTGGAATGAATCCTGTTGAATGTCAATTTTAACTGTTTCTTCTAATGTCACGTTAATTCACCTTTCTTTTTTAAAATTCTGCAAAAATAGCCTTTATAATATCATTGCCACTAGTCTTAAATTCCTTATTGCTAGTAGAATAAATATCGACTCCAATAGACCATTTTGATGGAGTAAATAGTGTACCAGTATCCTCTAAACGATTAAATATATAAATATCATCATCTGCTATTCTACCACTTAGATAATCTGGCTTAATATAAATCAATCTCTGAGCAAATGTGTCAGGTAGATACAACTCTTTTGTTTCTTTCGCAACTTGTAACATCCTTTTCTTTAACTCACCCTTTGATATAGTTAAATGTGTTGTAGTCATTCCATCTATCTCTAGTACATTATATGATTGACCTTTTTCTCGTTCCCCAATAATATATACTCGATAAATCTTATCTACAATGCATAAAAATGTAGGTGATTTAAACCTATCTAAGTAAAACAACTCTAAATGTGGTACACTTTTCCAATCTCTATCATCAGATAAAATATGAGATAGTTCCAATGCTTGCTTTACTAATTGGTTATTCCCACTTACATAAAGTAGTCCTTCAATTACATCTTTTGTTTTCACTTGCCGATTTTACCGATTACAAATTGTCTGTTTTTAAAGAATCCACTTAATGCACCCACTCTATCCATATCACTAAATGATACGATAGCACTGAATAAACCACACTTAAAGATACATTCTCTACTATGTTTGTATGGGAATGTAAACTCATATAACTCATCAACATTGTCTGGATTGAATATTCTAATTGTATCTGTACCATGTTCCTTAGCCAGTTCATACAGGTAAATAATGTAATCTTTAATTACATAATCCAACTGTCTTTTAGGCATATCAATACAGTCTAACCTTAGCATGATTTGACTTCTTCACCCCAAAGGTTAATGAGGAACTTTGTTTGTTCTAATTGCTCTTTGATTGTCTTATATTCATTACTAGTTTTATTAACCAATGGTAATGTTGCTCGTAAAGTACTATCCAACTCATAAAGTACCTTATTTATCGGTTTAAACTTACTACTCTGTAACACAATCTTGTTTACAGTATTTCCACCATTTGTGCAGGTAGCATATTTTTTCTCCTGCAATAAATATTCTTTAACTGTCATGAACTACTCACTTTCTTTATTTGTGTGTTTCCATACTGTTGGTAGTTACTACCGCACCAACACTCTCTAGGTTAGTCAAAAGACATACTAGTTTGTTAGTGCTAACAGCATCCGTGTTTAACGAGCGATACGTTCCATACCCGCTCGGTAGTATCATGTTTTTAGCAGAGTGAATATCTCTATCTGAGTTTTCATATCCGCAATGCTCACAATGATACTTTCTTTTATCTAAACTATGTTTGGTTAGACAACCACACACAGGGCAAGTTTGAGTCGTTGGAACTGAACTCTCTAACATCATGTTAGAACTGTTCTTTTTGAGTTTGTCTTTCACCCTACCTAAAATCCCATGTTGGACTTTTCTACCAAAACTAAACTTTTGCTTAGACTTTTTACGTTTCCAAGAGTTTAGTAACTCATCTTGAAAACAGATGATGTAGTTATTTTTCAACACAGAGTTTAACTTGTTCGCTACATCGTTCTTTTTGTTACTTTGATGTTCATAAATTCTCTTAATTCGGGTTAAGGTTTGCTTGTACTGGTTAGAACCCTTAACTTGACGATTTAATTTTCTCGTCAACCCTTTAAGTTGTTCACTTTCTTCCAAGTAGAAGTTCACCTTAACTCCATTAGAGAATGTAAGTTGGTCTTTGACACCCATATCTAAACCAAGAACTTCTTTAGAAGTTTCTGGTTGAGGTTGTTTCTTTGTATAAACTGTTAAGTGAATGTAGAAACCTGATGGTTTCTTGACAAGTCTGGCGTTCGCAAATTCAACTTCATCTAAGTTAATCTGTTCAAGTCCATTCACGACTAAAACACCAATGTTTTGAATATGAATTTTATTTTTACCTTTAATTTTATAAGTGTTCCCAAACTGTTTGAGGTTAATCTCATTACACTCATGTTTATATTGAAGTTTACCGACTTTCAATCCAGCCTTCTTAGCCTTAGACAAGTTAGAAACATTAGTCTTAACACTCTCAACAATAGACTGTTTCATCTGCACTGAAAGTGTAGTAAGTTCCCTAACTTCAAATATATCTTTGACCTTGACTTGAACATGTGACGTATCTTCAAGAGATAGTGAGTTGGTTGCTACTACAGCATTATACAACCACTTACCCTCTAAGAAACAACGATACAACTTTTCTAATTTTGCTTTAGACAATCTATTCTCTTGAATTTTAGTGGAGATAACATGACAATCCATTTGAGAACGTCTTTCTCTCGTTGCTTTGCCGTTTTCTCTAATTTTACGATTACGTTCTTCATACATGTTACATTTCTCCTCCCTATATACTACACACTAACTGTCATAATTATTCTTCTTTCTGATTACGCAAGAACTCAAGGAATAATTTAAAGTCATGTTCTTCTAAGATGTAAAAATTGCCATCATCATCCCCAAAATTAAATGAGATTACACTGTGGTCTTTTCTCATGAAATGGCACTCATCTCTATTTTTAGTAATCCACTCTTTTTTGATACTAAATGATTTCTTTGGTTCTACACATGTCTTACATTCAATTAGCATAGAAACATCACTTACATTTACATCACCCTTTTGCCACATGGTAGCACCACTGTTTTTCACAGTAGCACCACCTGTAGCCTTAGCAACACTATTCTCTTGTTTCTTAGAATAATATCGTGTTGGATGTTTTACTCCTTGTTCAAAAGGTAATTTCATATGTGTTTCCACTAGACTTTACCTTCCTCTTTATCTAACTTTTCCATTTCTTTCTTAAACTCAGCCTCTTCTTCTGAATCATAGTTAGAAACCTGTTGTTCCTGTTCTAAGATTACAGATAAGTCCTCGTCAGCCAACAATGAAATGTTACCATTATTTGACATCGCTTGTTCTAAACGTTCTGTATACTTCTCTGCAAATTCTGGATGTTCCTTTAAGAAAGTAATTAGTTTTTGCTTACCATTGAACTTTAACGGTTCTCCACCCTTTGTAGTAAGCACCTCGCCACTCAAAGGGTCTGTCAATGTAATCCAAGCACCACCTGCAGTAATGTAACCAAAAGTAGTTGCAGTAGATACTAAATCACCAAGATAGTCCATACCACTATCATATAAGTATGTGATGTAGCCACCACCACGATTTGTTGCACCAACTCTACTCTTTGTAGTGCTAAATGAAATTCTGAATCCAACTGCCTCAGTTGCTTTCGAATCGGAGATTTCTTCTCCCTTAGCGTTGATGAACTTGCGTGTACCAAATCTCATCTTAAATGACGGATAATAATTAAGTGCATATCCACATGGTTCGTTGTAACGAATAGCACCATTGTGTAATTTTTCAATTCTTACTTGGTTGATAACTAATAAGATATTTCCAACTCTTGCTGTTAGAGTAGTCATTTTTCTAATGAATACCCCTAGTGCCTTAGCAATACTAGCCCTCATTCCCTTATCCACAGTACTGGAACTATCCAAAACTTCTTGTGGAATCAACATTGGTGCAGAGTCTAGTACAATCATACCAATCCAAGGCTTTAATTGTAAATCTTCGATAAAATCAAATATCTGTTCTGCTGACATTCCATCAACTTCACCACGTAGGAATTTTCCTTCTTCCGTACTTAGCCCAGTCATTTTACAAAGAAATTCCTCTTGTCCACGTAAGGTGTTTTCGGCATCAACATATACACAAACCTTACCAGGATTTTCATGTTGATATTGTGCCATTAACTGACAAGCACCTAATGTTTTTCCACTGTGTTCTACACCACTAGATACAATAAGTTTCTGATACGGTACTCCACCAAATGTTGCATAGTTTGCTGATACGCTGCCAAAACTCAATCGTCTGACCGTACCAATGATGTTGGATAATCTATTCTTTCCCCACTTTTTATTAAGTGCTTCAACATCTGCTTTAAATGATTTTAAATCTAATTCTGTTACTTCCTTACTCATCTCGAACTCCCATCTTCATTTTCTTTTCTGCACTCCTGCTAATTAAAACACTATTTAAGGTATTAACTAATCTATGTGCTTCATCTAATTTAACACTCATTAAGTCCTTAACCATCTTATACAAAGAACTTACTGCTTGTTTATCCATTGAATTGATTGTTGCAATACTTGTTTTTTCTGCCTGTGTTCCTGTTGCAGTTGAGTATTCCCTTGCGTTCTTCTCTTTCTGCAAGATAGTGGCACAATCACTCATCAGCGAACTTTCTGCTGTATAGTTGCCAAAGAAATAACATTCAATAGATAATCTCATCATTAACTGTCTGATTTCTTCATCCGTCATGCTCTCCAACTTTGACATTTCTTTTACAATCGTGTCAATCGGTTTACTATACTTCTCGACTGCTTCTTTGGCAATTGGTTGAAGTTGTAGATACACATGTCTACACTCTTTTCTTGCCTGTTCTATATCCATTATTAATTTCCTCTCCTATTCTCACTTCAAATCATACCACACGTTTTTAACTTGTCAAGTGGTTAAAACTGCCTAACAATAATTCGCCAATAGAGCCAATTGTATTTGTTGGTAACCCTACAACTTCTATGTTATCCTCACACAAGATAAAGTTCTCTGGCCTATCTGTTGGGATAGTATCACACGATGTGAAATAGATATTGTTACTATCTCTGACAATCCATTCAGCACCATCACGATAGGTCTTTTCGATACCATTATTCATAAACAGTTTACCTGTTTCTCTTTGATGATATGGAATTGTAATCAAGACTATGATTGATACAAAGATTTCTGATATTGTTAGTGCCTTTAGGAATGAACCCCCAAACGCTACAATAAGTGGTAGAGATACAAGAAGTCCACCAAATAAATGCTCTAGATAGTATGTTAGGAAATACTTAAACTTTTCACTAATAGGTAGTGCAGTATACTTCTCAAAAAACACCATTTTTCTTACTCTACTAAGGTATTTCTTGATGTTCTTTCTCTGCTTTTTTTCTATCTCAACCATACTTCCCTCTCATAAAATAAATAGCATAACTTACAACCACAAATCCTTAACAATTTCACTTGCATCTTTACTATCCCAAAGTGTTACAACGTCAAATCGTAAGTCATAAGGAATTTGCAAATGTTCCAACTCACTTGGGTGATTCTTTTGTTCTTCTGTAAGTCCATTATCAAACTCTGTACCATCAAGGTTTAACCTGTTAATCAATACAACCTTAAAGTCAATATCCTTACAGTTCTTAAATAGATTATACTCACATAGGAAACGCATATCAGATAAAAAGAATACTTCATTATCACTGTTCAAAATCTGATTTAATACGATTGCACTATAATAATTATCATTTCCATAAATACCATAATGCTCTGGGTCATCCAATGCCTTTTCATTGTAATAATCCTTCACTGGTCTGGATAACGCTTGTAATAGATTTCTACCTGCAAAATCCTTTTTTCCATCCCAACCTAATGCTTTTGCTTGTTCCTTTAAGTGTTTAGCAAAACTAACATGTTCACACTTAGCCTTACATAGTGCTTTAGTGTGAATTACCATAGTGTCTTTACCATGTCTAGCCTTGCCAATAAAAGCAATTACCAATTTTTTACCAGTTCGTTGATATTCTTTCTTTTCTTGTTCAAAACGTTCTTTTAATTCCTTAGTAACTGGCATATAATAGCCAAAGGAACTTAGATAAACCTTATCAATTTCTTCCATAATTTCCATACCTCTAAATATTAATATTCTTCGTCAAGCGACCTTGTCTCACATTCAGTGTCTTTGTAGTACTGTAAATCATCTAAATCGTCTGTGATGATAATATGTAACCCTTCTGATGTTTCATGAGTGTATTGATATACACTACTAAAAATCATACCAGAATTAAGGTCATCTTTAAAAGTGACTTCGTACTTAGCCACAATCTTATCCCCATCTAACAATGATATTGTCTTTATGTTATTATCTTTTAGTTTATCAAATACCGACCGTATATGTCCTTCATACGAAGAATACACTATATTACTAGTATCTGGAATAAACATCTTAACAAAATGTACTGTTTCTTTGTATGAAGTACTTACATCACTATAACTTGTACAACTAATACTCTTAGATGTAATAATATTGTTGAGAATTAGACTACCAATATCACCTATATCAATAGCAAACTTATCATCGTGGTCAGAGAACTCAAACTGAATTGTATCCCATGTACCATCAGTGTTTTCTTCTACTCTTGTGAATAAATTACCATATTTCACAAGAACATCTTCCCAATCATCTCCGATATACAACTTGTTTAATGTTGGAGCAGCCTCTAACAGTTCTTCATAGTCATGAAATTTCCAAGATTCATCAAGTTGTCCAAACATTAGAAAAGGAACTTTCCTGAACAGAAAATCCTTCTTACAATATGGAGAATTAGAGTATCCGTAGCAAGGTTCAAATACACTTGTAGATAGTGGGAAAGCAATCTCTACTGTATCAGTATAGAACTTATCATACACTGTTCCAGCATTATGTTCGTAAGGAGTATCATTCCAATCATCCCCATAAATACCATTAACTGTTTCACCAAGATAAAGTTTAACGATATTACCAAAACATTCAAAATCTAAAATCTTTGTCATATAAACTCTCCTATCATTATACTACCACATCAAAGTGAGAGTGTCAATAAGAAAAAGAGAGTATTTTACAACTCTCTTACTTTATCTTAGTTCCACTCGTTCCTCTGCCAGTCAGTGTAACACTATCAGACATTTCAACAATATCACAAGATACTATTTCATCATCTTCTTTTAATCTGTGTAACATATAACCACCAGAACCACGGCCCTTAGATGGGCATTCTTCAACGGAAGTGTATTTAACTTTATTCTTTGACTCTGTCTTAATAACATCTGTAGGAGCTACGATATTTGCATATACAATATCTTCCAACTTTGTACCAGTGATTAACCCTGAACCGATATTAACTGCCTTTAGTTTATTGATGTCCATCTTGAAGAGTTCACCGTGCTTATTGATGATGATTAAACTCTTAGTTTTCTTATCCTCCTCGGTTATAGGACTAGCAAAGATAACAGACTGTTCTGGTGATTTACAGAATAAGCCTTCCTTGAATTTGTTTTTGAATAGGTTGATATTTCCTTTATCAGAAACAACAAGAGTTTCATATCCCATATCCACAGTAATACCCGCAATATCTATACCATCTGTAAATGTTGAAATACTTTGTGGTGTATCTAGTGGTAATTGCTCAACTGATAATGTTTTACAAGAACCATCCTGATGGATTGCAAATAAGTCACCATCCGATTGCACCTTCATCTTAGATTGTTTTGTTTCATCTATTGATTTATAAATACTATCACCCGTAATATTAACATAGCACTCAACGCCCTTGGACAATAACTTACGTTGTTTCTCAATGTCTTTTTGTTGTTGTTTCATTTCTTCCATTGATACCTCAACAATTTCAGTTCTTCTTGGGGAGGAAATAATCTTTAATGTCTCCTGAATTTCTTCAACAATTTCATTATTTAACAAGCTGTCACTGTTTAAAATATCTTGAATTTTACCTTTTTCTTCAACTAAGGACTTCTGTTTTTGTTTAATCTCAATACTATCGGCCTTTGTTAATTGCTTTAATGTCATCAACAAAATCTGATTAGCCTGAGTGGCGTCAACATTAAATTTATCCTGTAGCTTTTCTGAGGCAATATCTGAATTATCGGATTTTCTAATAATCTTAATAGCCGCGTCAATATCAATCAAAACCTTTAACAGCCCATCTAGGATATGTAAGTCTTTTTCAATAACTTTTAATCTATACTTAGAACGAAGTTTATAAACATCTTTACGCATTCTACAGAAACCTTCAATCATCTCATACATAGAGGTATTTGGATGAGGTTTATTATCAATGATAGTTGTAGCATACACAGAGTATGAAACTTGACATCTTGTGTATTGATATAATTCATCAATGAGTTTATTAAGGTTAGCCCCAGCTTTTACATAAATAGCCAGTTTTACTTCACACTTATCTGTTTGGAAACGTCTGTCAGATAAATCTTTTATCTCCGATATTTCAAAGAATTTTCCATTTTTCTTCTTTTTATTATCAATGTCAGCGATTACCTGTTCTACTGAAACATTATAAGGCAATTCAGTAAAATCTATTTCAACTCTACCTTTACTCAACTCTTTAATGGAATATTTACCTCTAACAATGAATTTTCCTTCACCTGTCTCTAAATACTGCTTGATACCATCAACACCGATAACAGTTGCACCTGTTGGGAAATCTGGGCCTTTAATGTATTCGCATAATTCTTTAGTATTATTTATTTTTCCTTGTAGATATGCGATACATGCTTCCATAACCTCATCAGGGTTATGCGATGGGATGTTACAAGCGAAACCTGTAGCGATACCTTGTGTTCCGTTAATAATTCCTAACGGCCATCTCGCAGGCAGTGTAAGCGGCATTACTTCATCCCCCTGCTCATTAAATGTCCACAGACAACCGTGATTTTGTGTATCTCTCACAAGTTCATAACACGCCTTAGTCATACCAACTTCAAGATAACGAGCAGCCGGCGCACTATCTCCAGTAAATATCCCAGGTTGCCCTGTTGTTTTCACAAGAGGTACTCTTGAATCAAATGCTTGTGCCCAACCATCCAACACTTTCTTGATACTTGTATCTGCATGGGGGTGGTATTTGCCCATGATTGTTGCTTGCACTTGACCTTCCTTAACATTATCCTTATCAGGCCGTAACCCCTGTTTATACATACCCCAAATACTTCTTAGTTGTACAGGCTTTACAAAATCGTAATTATAAACAAGTGCCCTATCAAGGAGTGTTGCATAAGCATACTCCAATCCCCAAATATTCATCGCATCAACGATTTCATATTTAATCGGTTCTCTAGTATTTTCTAAAATTTTATCAATATCAAAATCTTTTTGGTTTTTACTCATTACTCAACCCCCTCGTTAAACTCAACAACCTCAGGTGTATAAGGATTCTTCATAATCCACTCTTTACGTGCATCCACATCATCTCCAGAAATTAAATTAATAATTTCTTCTGCCTTTTCTACATCTTCAATTGTAATCTGAGCGATACGTCTGGTTTCTGGGTTCATGCCAACCTCGAACAAGACATCAGGTTGTGTTTCACCTAAACCTTTAAATCGGTTAATCTTCTTAATCTCTTTATTCTCTTGTTTTAGTTTGTCTTCGACATCTGCTTTTTCTTGTGCATTTACACAATAATAAATTTCATCTTTAGAAACGATAATCTCATATAATGGAGACAACATTCTAAATAATCTTCCCTGCTTTATTACTTCAGGCATTAATACCCAGAACCATGTAATTAGTAGGTTGGATATGGAACTTCCATCGACGTCCGCATCTGCTGCAATAATAACATTATGATAACGCATCTTTTCAATATCAAAATCTTCCCCTAAACCACAGTCTAAACACTTAATAATGTCTTGTGTTTCTTGATTTTGCATAATATCTTTAGGAGATGCTTTTAACACGTTTAGAATCTTACCCCTAATAGGAAAAAGTGCTTGATAACGAGAGTCTCTAATTGCCTTTAAACCACCAAGGGCACTATCTCCTTCTGAAATAAAAATTTCTGAAATAGGACTATGTGTAATTTCACAATCCACTAATTTAACTGGCATTGATGAATCTCTAAGAACTTTATTCTTCTCTCTATTTAATTCTTGCTGTTCTTGAATACGTGTTCTATTCTTCATTGCTGTAATTACCTTTTTAGCAATAATTTCAACCTCGTCACGATTAGAACCTTTATTTAACCAATTAACTAATTGAGTGTAAATACTGTCATACAATGCTTTTTGCAATTCTTTACCACCGAGTAGTTGTTTTTCTTGACCTACGAAACGTGGTATATTTGTCTTAATGGATAGTACTGCGGTTAAACCCTCTTCTACATCTTTAACAATAACATCACCATCGTTTTTATTTAAGCCATTCTTCATAGAACGGAACTTTGTATTAAACGCATCTGTTAATGCTTTTTCTAACGCTTGAACATGTACTCCACCAAGTGTTGTACGAACATCATTACAATATGTGTCAATAATACAATCATATCCACTATTGTAGTTAAATGCTAATGAGTAGTACAATTCTCTTTCATCATTTAACAAATCACCATCATTATATTCTTTATCAATATATTCAAGCAATGTTTCTCCTGTAGCACCTTTAGGAATATTAGGATTATTTTGTCCTTGACCTTTTTCTCTAAAAGCAGTTGCTCCAGTAAAATCAATAATCTTAGTAATATTATTACCAACCTGAATATCAACAAGTTCTTTAATTCCTTCTTCTGAATTAAATACTTGTCTATCAAACGAACCGTCTTCTTGTTCGTCTAACACTTCCATTGTTGTACGAGGATATAAATAAGCTGCACCTCTAATACGTGCAATAATATCTTCTTTATCAAATGGATATGGCACAATGAACCATTTATCATTCAACCTAAACTCAACAGAAGAACCATGAGGAAATAATTTTTTATCTTCTTTAGAACGATTATCTTTTAGTACAAAGATTTCTGAGTTATCCTTGGCAGGTTTAAATATGTCATTATCGTCAAACAATCCTGGCACATAGTCTAAGAAGTCTAAAGCATAAATCTCATTATCCTTAAAGACTCTTACCTTAAACCACTCTGATGTACCATTCGTACTAGAACCACCTACACCATTCTGCGATGTTGTAAATTTTCCTTTTTGAACACCTTTAAGTGCAGAACCAGACTGCAGTAACCCAAGTGCTTTAAAGATACCAGATACTTTATTGCCATAAGCATCTTCTGAAATATCTGTAGGAATACCTCGACCATTATCTTCAATCTTTACTACACCATTCTTGTAAAAGGTTACTCTCAAAAGGTTGGCTACCCCAATTGCAACTTCCCCTAAAGCATTATCCCAAATCTCTCTAATTGCCACATTTTTCTGAGATGAAAATGGATATTCTTCACAACCACGTTCATCTCCAAAAGTTAGGTTTAATCTTGTTCTTAAATGCTGTAGTGGGGTTAGTGCCTCGATTGACGATGCTTTATAGCTTTTGATTTTTTCTTCTTTTGTCAATTCTCTTTTCTTAGCCATCTACTACTTCCTTTCTTTTTAAACTAAAACCACGTAATTTACCGTATTTTACGGATAATTGCTTTACTTGTGATTTTATCATTACTTTTCACAATCTTTCTTCCCTTGAATCAATATTCTTGAAAACTTTAATGTTGCTTTTCCATTCTCATATAGACATAAATTTTTCATAGTGGGGGTATAATGTCCTTTACCTCCACTAGAAAAGAAATCATTACACCATTTCTCTCCCATTTCACCTATTCCTAATTCAATACTATATGGCAATCTGTCTATTCCTACAATCTTAAATTGATTAATGTCATACTTCTCGATAAAGGTGATTGGAACTCCCATAATACCACAATAGTCATAGGGAATATCTGCAACCTTATCTACATTGATAGCATCGAAGTTGTGGTACGTAATATAATTATTCTCTTCATATTTCTTAGTTAATACCAATTCTTTATGATTTTCACCTATATTAGTTATCCAGATAGTGTTTCTAATTTGATAGATACTTCCATCTGGTCTAATGTAATTGGCAGAGTGTGTTTTACCTGTCCAAACTTTATTCTCTTTTATTTCCTTAAATACATTCAAATATTTAACAACGTTTATTGTTCCAATAAACAGAAATTGTTTCTTATTAGCAATTAGTATATCAAAGAAAGGTCTAATTAAACTAAAAGGTGGGTTAGTTATTACTACATCACACCCTTTTAATATTTTGATACACTCTTCACTTCTAAAATCTCCATTCCCAACCAATCTCTCTTGACTAACTGTTTCTCCATCGTAAGTCGTTTTATAGGCTTGTTCGTTATCAAGATAGGTGGAAACAAGACCTTTTAGACCTAAAATATGAAAGTTATCATAAAAATACTTCCAAAAGTTAGAGTACTTAGGACTATCACAATTACAATATATAATCTTATCTTTCAAATAGCCTGAGTAATACTTTAACTCATTTTCTATTTCGTATAGTTGTGTGTAGAACTCATCATTCTTAGTCACCATTGCTTTTCTTAGATTGTCAGTTTTCGCCATTAAACACTTTAACCTCTATACATAAAATGCTTTTTCTTGCATTGACTCTTCTAATGTTCTTATAAGATGGATTTGCACAACCACCTACGGTCCTAAAATCTAGGATATTATTGTCTATACCCATTAGCACAAACCCTCCGAAAGTTCTTCGGGCTTTTATAAAACAAATTACTCCAAGATATTTCACTTTATCATATCTCTTAAATCCATGAACCTTACCAGTGGGTATTTTCTTCTCATCACGAATACCTTTACGTAATTGTCTACTCTGTTTTGGAACACATCTCTTTCTATAAAGTATTTCAGAGGGTTCAAACTCTAAGCCACCACTTGCGATTACACACGCATCTATATAGTGGTCTTTTGATAAGTTTAGATGATTCCTGTTCTCTGTTGTAACAAAACCAAAAGTTTCTATTGCATCTGGATATTTCTTCAATAATCTACTTCTAATAACGCTCATGTGAGTTGCATACCTCAAGCCCTTACACTTCTTTGGTTTCTTATTTAGTGTAATAGTACCAACATGAACACCTTTATGACAATCTTCGCACAATGTAATCAAATTTTCTTCCTCATCAGTTCCACCATTACTTCTGAATTTTATGTGGTGAACTGCTTGATGCAATGAACTAATTTGCTTACACTATGAACACTTGTTAGTCTAACCATCATGTGTATGTGGTTAGAATCAACTTCAATAGCTTCAACTGTAGCAAATGTTTTCAATACACAATCAACAACAACTGATTTTAAATCCGTTGTGAACTCAACATTTCCAACAAAAATATTCTTACAATATTTTGTTGAAAATATGATGTGGTACAACAGCAAGTGCTTACAATGATTCACTGTCTTATAAGTTCTCACGACTATATTATAAGACAAGATATGTATAATGTCAAGAGTTTCTACCTAAATTCATCTCACAGCTTAAAAGCATGCGAGCTTTCTTTAGGATTCTAATGTAAATACCTTATGTACTTACTCTTATACATTCACACTAAATAATTTAATGATTAAACTAACTACTTTTTCCCAAACAATTAAAAATAAATTGAACATAATTTCTCCTATTTAATTAAATCAGAAATCTTGTATTTCTTTCCTTTAAGTACATTATAATTCTTAGAAAAGTTTACTATAATATTAGGATTATTAGGACTGGTAAACACTGCCTTAAGAATATATCCTTTTTTATTTTCTTGTGGTTCACCAAATTCAACGTAGACAGAACCATTATGAAAGAACTGCTTGATGATTTCTAATAGTAAGGCACTCTTTTTCTTCTCTTCTGGAAGATGTAACATATACATATATTCCAAATCCACCTTGGTAAATTTTCTCCCCTCAGTGTACAACAGATAAGAGAATATAACCCCAATACAAAGTAGAAGGACACTATTAGATGACATTACCACACTAATCAGGATAAAGGAAATAATAATATACAAATACCCAATATCTCTGTAATGATATAAGGTGTAATGTAAACCAGTTACATCATTCAAATGTGAAATAATCTCATTTTCTAACAAACTATCATTTTTCACAAAAATATATGTTAAAAGTTTCAGTAGAGTGATACCACTAAAAGATAATATCAAGAAAATAAATAGTTTATACATTGTATATCCATATAAAATGGATAAAATTAGAGTTGTGTTCAATGAATACTCTATTCTACTTTGTAACGTATTATTATCTCGATTCCTATGGTCAACAACAACGATAAGCGCTAAAAGAATAAAACTAACACAAACTCCAAATATTTTAATTAGTAGATAATCCTTTGCAAACCCCAATAAAGAGACTAGAAGAATTACCACAAATCCTTTAATAGTTTGTAGGTAGTTATTCTTCGCCATAAAGTCTATCCCAACATTCACCACAGATACCGGTCATTAACGATTCTCTTTCTTCATTAGATAGAGTTGGCAAGCAATCTTGGATTCTACCACCATTTCTCCAAGCAATAAATCCCTCATGAGGAACAATAACAATATAAGACTTACCGCAGATAGGGCAGCGACATTCAACATTACATGTATTCATAAAGTATTCTCTCTTTCTATTTAACTGCTTTGTCTGTCAAATCAGTTAGCTGTACTAATTCTGATAATGTTAATTTATCAAATTTGATTCCAGATTTAAGGTTTTTCTCAATGGTTTTGATGAGTATTTCTCTTCGTGATGACTTGGAAGATTTTTCTTCTTCGTTAAGTAAAGCAACTTCCTTATCAATAGCAGAAACAATTGGACTTAATGCTACAATAAGTTTTTCGATTTGGGTATTAGATAACTGTGAAATAAATTTCGAGGTAGTGTTCTCTCCAAATACAGTTATTCTGTCATCTAAAGTTTCCTTACCATCTTCATAAATCTTTACTATCATTGAGGATGGAACAATCTTCTTTTCGTATGAGCTAGGTAGAACCTTGATTTTAACATCCCCTAAATCTACTTCCTCAACATTTGCACATAATCCATAGGTTAAATTAGATGTTCTAACAACCTTACCCTTAGCATACACTACCTTATTCTTAGTAAGTTTATCCAAGTATTTCTTTAATAACTTTTTCTGTTCCATATCGTATTACCCCTCTTTACATAAATAAGTTTAACACATTTTATTATTAGTTGTCAATAAGAAAAAAGAGGTTTTTAAGCCTCTTCTCTAGTTAAATATTCTTTCACTAATTGAACCACAAGACTAGCCTTCTTACCAAAAATCTTCTCAAAGAAAGGTTCTCCCGTCTTTAAATAATCTTCTCTAACATCAGCAAGATACAAAGGAATAATCTTACCAAGGTTCTTTAGGTCAACCTCAAATGTTTCTTTACTCATAACACTCTCTAATCGAGCCATAGTGAAATAACGGTCAATCTCAGAATTAAACTTCGCTTGTTTTGTACTTAATTCAATCTGTTTCTTTTCCTTTGCATTGTTCTTAATCTCAGTAAATCTTTCAGTTTTATGCTTAACTGCAACATAGTTCTGAATAGCACCAGTTTCTTTATCCAGTTCAAAGATTTGAGAGTTAATAGGTTTGTATACTAAACCCTCTTTTTCTCCACCTAAAGCAGATTCGGCAGTAAGCGGAGTATTCATTAAATTCTTAAGAGTATCAATACGAACAAAAGGAACAAGAATATCCTCTGGTACAAAGTTCTGTAATTCTTCAAGAGAGAAACTTCTAAATACTTCATTAGTCTTTACAAAAATCTCAAATACTCTGAAGTTACGGGCCTTATCTAAATTCTCTTGATATTCCATGTATTGAATGCCAGAACCATATAGTTCCCCAAACACATAGACCTCAATCACATCAGGATTCTCTTTCATATAATCTTGAACAAGAGAAATCATACGATGAGTATTCTCACAAGCATCTAATCTACTACCTAAACTATCTTCTGTACTAACAAGATGATTACGAGAATAATATTCAACGGAATTAGGAGTAACTAAAATCTGCATGTTAGAACCATGAATTTTCTCTGTAGCATAAAAGACATCATCCATAAAGGAATTTAAATACTTATTCTTAAACACGTTATAGTAATTCTCAATACTAGGATATTTTAACATAAATAATTACCTCGTTTCTACTACTACATCTTAACACAAATAATAATTTCTGTCAATAATAATTAGAATAAAAAATAAAATAATAATATAAAATACCTCTCTAAATAAAATAATTCAAAAATAAATATTTAAAATAAAATACTAATATATATATA